TTAACCGGCTCGTCGCGCGAGCCAAACCTGAAAAGCCTCCAGCCCCACGACCCGCTCCTCCTTCTTCAGGGTCTTCGCCCTCCGGTGGGTCAGCGCGACCGGCGTCTTCATCCAATCGGCGGCGAGCCAATCTGGGAAGGTGGGCAGCGTGTTGATGGCGGCGATCAGCGGTGGTTGCGGCACGCTGGTATAGAGGCGGCTCATGTCGTCGGCCGCGTGTCCCATGATCTGATCCTTGATGTGCGGATGCACCCCGTTGATGACTAGCTGGGTCGAGACCGTGTGCCGGGCTGTGTACGGGGCAACGTCGAAGATTTGGGTCCGCAGCCGGGCGGCGGCGATGGCTTTCTTCATCTGGCCGCCGTTGTCGTCATAGACGGTGAAGGGAGCACCTTCCCATGTGCGGACCAACTTACCCGGCCGGTTCTCGACCATGTCGGTCAGCAACGGTACAATGGCCTCATGGATCGGAACGCCGCGCGGCTCGCCTATCTTCGACTTTGGAATTGTGATCCACCGGCCGGGCACGTTGACCTGGGTGGTCTCCATAACGAATAGCTCGATGGGCCGCAGTCCGGTGTAAAACAGAATGGTCATGATGATCTGGTTGGCGACGCCCAAGCCTTGGACGAAACCCCAGGCGGTCGCGTAGTCAACTGGATAGGACCCGACGCGCTTCGCCTTGATCGACGTGATGTTCGTCCCCTTCGGCTTCCTCGCGCGCACCCATAGCTTCGGTGTCGCCCACTCGGCGCGGCAAGCGTTGCGCCAGATCGCGATGAATGGAGTCCATAGCTGCCGGTTGATCGTATCGTATTGGCAGTTCGGATAGAGCGTGGCCGCGATCCTGTTCATCCGGTCTTGGTCGATGTCCTTCAGAAGGACGCCGTCCAATTCCTTCATCAGGCCGGACCATCGACGTGTGTCTTCGTCGAACGTCCCCAAGAAGCGCGGCGAGCCGCCGTTGTCGAGATACGACTCGACGGCTTCATGGAATGTCACCACGGCCTGCTTGCCGTGGACGACTTCCAATAGCAGCTTGCCTTCGCGCTTTATGCGGAGAGCTTCGGCCGTTTTCTTGTCAGTCGTTTTTGTAGACTCGTGGACCTCTTGCCCTTTGTCGTCCGTGCCCCGGATGATCCAGTTCGATTTGCCTGGGGTTCGTTGCCACAAATATAGTCGCATGATGCTGATCTCATTCCACGCCAGATAGCCATGATGTCCGCTTCTTCGAAGCGGTAGTCGCGACCGACGCGAGCCGCGCCGGGAAGATGAAGTGCCACCAACCGATAGAGCGTCTTGCGCGAGACGCGCAGCCGCTCCATCACTTCGACGGTGGTCGAGATGGTGCCAAGCGGCACGTTATCGTTCGCCGCCTTCATCACGACCGCTTCCTCTTGATCTCGACGGTGACGCCGCGCATGCGCTTGGCCTGCTTCTCGGCGAGGATCGCGCGGCGCTCTTCGGCAAACTCGGGGGCAACGGCGCGCCGACGAAGTTCATCGCGGAAGGCGATCTTGGGCTTCACGTCGCACGGGGGCTAATGGGGAAATGCGTGTAGCGGGCGTCATTCAGACTTCCACGGATGGGCGACGGACAATCCGGTTTTAAGCCGGTAAATTTGAGTTTTCAAGGGGGTGATAAAGCCCCGGAAATGCTAAGTTTTCCGGGCCGTTTTTGAGCTAGGCCACGTCCAAGACGGGGATCGTGACGGTGGCCCGAACGGCGCGCACGCCAGCGATCACCGAGTCGAGCCGCATGCTGATCTCGAACGCGCGGAAGCGAGCATCGAGCAACGCGAAGGAAACGGACTCGATCTCCGGCTTCGCGCCTCGCGCCATGGCAGCGTCGATCATCTGCTTGGTGGTCTTGTCGTCAATGAGCGACATGGGTCGGGGCTTCCTGCAAGAGCGAGTGTTGGTCGGGGTGGATCGTCGGGCGTTCCTTCCGCTTGCCCTTGAAGCGGACCGGCCGGATCGCGGTCGGGTCGCGCAGGAAGGGGAAGCGTTCGTGGATGCCGGTGACGATCTCGATCAGAGCCGTCACCGTCTGCGGCATGGTCAGGCCGAGCTTGTCGGCGATGGGCTGAAGCTCTGCGCGGACTTCCTCGGGCAGAACCTTCGCGCGGGGCACCGCGACGAAGTCCCACCCCAGGAAGCCGAGCACCGCTTCGAGAGACTCGAGCCCCGGCTTGTTCTTGCGCCGCCACGCCTTGATCGAAGCGCGACGAACGCCAGAACCTTCCTCGGTCTCGTCATAAGTGACGCGGAGCCGCGCCATCTCTGCGAAGACGAGCTTCACATGAGGGCCGACGCGGTCCGGCATCGTCACCGTGCGCCGGTTGGCGCGGTCGCGGGTCCTACTCATGCTTCGGACCCGATGCGAGGTCGGTCGCAATGTTCATCATGGCGATGACGCCGGTCAGATGTTCGTCATCCGCCTGGAACATGATGCGACGATTGCGATGGTCGGGATGGAGCGCGATGCTGCTCGCGCGGAACGAGTTGAGCATCGTCTTCATGAACATGCCGTTGATGCCGAACGCCGCGATCTCGCCGTTGATCTGCGCCTCGACCACGTCAACGCTGCCGCCGGTCTGGCTACCGACCGCGACCACGAAGCCGTCTTCCGAACCGGCGCACTGCAAGCGATGGCCCAATTCCTTCGAGGCGAACGTTTCGAGCAGCGCGACCGTGCTGGCGCACGCTTCACGGCTGACAACGATGCTCTCGGCAGCCGGGGCCGAAACGAGCGGCAGATAGTTCGGATAGGTGCCGACCAACAGCGAAGAGCAGAAGCGAGTCGTATCGGTGTAGAAGAAGACCGAGTTGGCGTTGACGACGGCGTTCACCACGTCGGCCTTGCCGAAGAGACGCAGCACCGAGTTGACCGTCTCGGCCGAAAGGACGACGCCGGGACGGTTGTCGTTCATCGGCATGTCTTCAGCGCCATCCGGCGCGGGGACGGTCGCCTTGAACAGGATCGTGCCCGTGGTGCCCACGGCGGCGAGGCGCTTGCCGTCGTCCGCAACGTGAAGGAAGACGCCTTGCATCGGCGAGTTGGGCACGGTCGAAAGCGCCTGGGCGGTGTGGCCGAACAGCCGAACGAGGTCAGCGCCTTCGATGGCGAACTGAGCGCCGTCCATGGCGTAGTCGCGAGCAGGCCAGTCTTCGGCAGCGAGGGTCGGGAAGGTGGTGCGCGAGCGACCCGCCTTCGCGATCAGTTCGTACTTCGCGGTGTCCATGGTGAAGGTGACATCGACGCCCTTCGGCAGACGATCCACGACGGACTTCAGCTTCATCGCATCGACGGTCGTCGCGCCGTTGACTTCGACTTCGCATGCGCCGGTCGCCTCGACCATCATCTCGAAGTCGGTGGTGGCGATGGAGATCGCGCCGTCTTGCACAACGATTCGCGCGTTGTTTGCGATTACGGCAGGCGAGTTCTTGGGGGCGCTGGATACGCCGCGCGATACGATGTCAGCAAGTGCGTCACGATTGATCTTGAACTTCACAGAAGGCTCCCTTGTTTGGCCGGTCGAAAGTGGTGGTCGTTGCCGACGTGCGCCGCACAGGCGTCATCGTTCGGATATTTCGGGTGGGTGAAGAGACGCATGCGATGGATCGCGTCGTCGTACAGACCGGAGCGGATCACCGCGTCGATCTCGTCTCGGATGCCGACTCGTTCGAGCGTCGCGAGATGGCGGAGAGCGACCATCGTGTCGCCTTCGCTCAACGCGGCCTTTGCACGCAGAAGCGCGAGATAGTCGTGATAGGACACGCTCGGCTTTACGGTGCCGCCGTCCATCGGGCAGTTGAGCACGGGCGGATTCGCGGAGCCGCAGTCGCCGCTACAGTTGGGGCAGGGCTCACGCATTGGCGGGAGCCTTCGTCTGATCAATCGCCTCATAGATGTTGAGCGGCAGAAAGTAGCGGCTCGGGAACTGCACGCGACCAAAGGCGCGCAGCTTGAAGGGGCGGTTATCGAGGATGGCGCTATCGAGCGCTGCTCTCATGCCGTTCGACCATCCGCGATCCGTGTAGAAGACCGAGTATGCGGCGACGGATCGCCAAGCGAGACCGAGCGCGATCTCCAGCGCGCGCTCGTCCGGCTTCGTGTCGTCGAGAACTTGAGTGAGCAGAAGGTGCGACGCCTGGGCGCTCTCGCCGCGCAGTGCGCAATCCTTCAGACAACGCCGCGCATAGGCGACATTGTCGTCAACCGCCCCAGCGTAGGGCGACTCCAAAACTACCAATTTGATGCTTTGCATGGTCCGTTGCCTCTCCCGAGTAGCAACGGACCATATGGGCTCCCATCCGTTAAGTCAACGGATGACGACGGACGACGACGGATAAAACAAACGAACTAATTCAAACTAATTCACAAGAACCGATGATGCGTTCGAGCGCCTTAACCTGGGAACGGGGGATGTCGATGTCGGCTTCCCCATTGAGGCACCGCACTGCGATCTTGTCGGTGGAGATCGTGACGATCTGCCGAATCGCAACGCGGTCGTCAGTTTGTCGCACTAGCGCGAAGCCGCCATGCACCACGGGCTTGCTCGGGCTCACGACGACAACTTCACCGATGCGATAGCGCGGTGCCATGCAGTCGTCGGGAACTGTGATCGCGAAGGCGTCGCGATTCGAGACCAACGACGATGTCCACGCGGTTCGGCGGTCCGCGCTCAGCGGGAAGAAGCCATCAGGATCGGTCAAGCCGATCTGGAACAATGGAATCGCTCCGACTGGCGGGAGCGCATCCGGCGCGACCGTTTCGCGCATTTGAAGCAAATTAGACGCCGGAAGGTTGCGGGGGGTGTTTTGTTTGCCGAAGAAATAATCAGCGTCGGTGTCCAAAACTGCGCCAAGCTTAGCAAGTGTTTCGCGAGTGGGATTTAATGAACGTCCTGAGAGAATGTCGTTTGCATATGTCAGTCCAAGCTTCGCTCTTACTGATGCCTCTCTGCCTGAAAGCCCCGCCGCCAGTAGGCGTTCCTGCATCCGCGCCTTGATAGTGTCGAGGGCGGGATGCGCTTTTGTGCGCTTCTCTTCTGCTCGCGACTTCATGTTTTTCAACCCCCTACGCACTCTGCTGATCACCATTTCGGATAGCCCCTTTTTGTAAACCGCTTCTTCCGGGATCGCTACTCGAACACTTATGCCCTGTTACCTGCGTCCAGTGACGGATCGTCCGATGAATTTTGTTCTTCATCCGTTGCCATCCGTTGACATCACTAATTCCGTCCGTTACAGAAAGTTCAACGGTTTCACGGAAAAGTTGCCAAGTGATTCGGCATAAAGCCGGATTGGCGACGGATGTCAAGCGGTATTCGACGGATGGAATTGGTTAACGAAACGAAGAGGCGCTGGTCGCGCGCGTCGGGGCGCTCGAACGGAAGTTCGCCGACCTCCGCAATTCTATGCGGGCCTGCGCCGCTCTGCCCACCAACTGGCGGTTGACGCCCAAGGAACGCGATCTGTTCCTGGCCCTGCTCTCGAACGACACCGTCACCAAAGAGATGGCGATGCTCGTTCTCTACGGCACCGAAGACCGTCCTGATCATGGCGTCGCGATGTTCATGTCGCGCATCCGGTCGAAGACCGAAGGGCACTCCGTCGTGATCGAGACCATCAATCGCACCGGCTACCGGCTTGTTGACCGGCTGGTGTGGACGAAGACTTTGAAGCTCGACGCCGTCGAGCACTAACCGGGGAGCCACATGGCAATCTCACTGAAGGGCAGCGTCAAGAAGAAGTCGGCTGCCGAAGACCAACCGATCATCACGATCTATGGCGTGCCGAAGATCGGCAAGTCGTCGCTGGCTTCGGAGTTCCCGCGTCCCGTCTTCATTCAGACGGCGGCTGGCGAAAGCGTCCCGGCGGGCATCGTCGCGGACACCATCGAAGTCCGCAACTACAACGACCTGTGCGAGGCCATCGGCGCGCTGGTCAACGAAGAGCACAACTACGCCACGGCGATCTTCGACTCGACGACGGGTTTGGAGAACATCATCCGCAACGAAGCGTGCGCTCGCAACGGTTGGAAGACCATCGAAGAGCCCGGCTACGGTAAGGGCTACAAGATCGCGGCCAGCATCTTCCTCGAATACATCGACGGCATCATGACCCTGCGCTCGCATCGGCAGATGGCAGTGGTGCAACTCGGTCACTGCGATATCAGCCGCTTCGAATCGCCGACGACCGATCCGTACTCGCGCTATCGCGTCAATCTGCACAAGGACGCCGCCGACATCATCGAAGCGAACAGCGACGTGATCGCGTTCCTCAACTTCAAGGCTTCGATCAAGAAGGTCGATGCGGGCTTCAACAAGCAGCTTACTCATGCTGAAGGCGGCGGCGCGCGTTGGATGTTCCTCGAAGAGCGCCCCGGCTTCATCGCTGGCAACCGCTTCAGCATGCCCCCGGAGATGCAGTTCAAGAAGGGTGAAGGCTACGCGGCGCTCGCCAAGTACCTTCCTGCTCCCCTCGCTGAAGCCGCCTAACCACCAACCACCACCGAACACTCGAACGCCATAGGAGATAACATGGCACAACTGAACGTGAACCTCGCTGACGTGAACGAAAAGGACGCAGAAGGCGGCGGCGGACAAATCATCCCGCGCGACCGTTATCTGCTCAACATCGTCGAGGGCGAGGTCAAGCGCAACTCGAAGAACACCGGCGATCTCTTCGAGTACAAGGCGGAAGTCGTCGAGGGCGATTTCGCTGGCGTGAAAATCTTCGGCAACATCAACGTCACCCATCAGACTGTGACCGCGCAGAAGATCGGTCAGGCTCAGTTGGCGGCGCTCGCCGAAGCGACCGGCATCGGCAAGGCCAACCTGACCGATACCGATCAGCTTCTGTTCCAGCCGTTCTATGCTGACCTCGATGTCGAGACCTACAAGGGTCGCGACGGCAGCGACAAGGAACGCATGACGGTGAAGAAGTTCATCCATGCGGGCAACGCGAACGAGCCGCCGCCGAGCAAGGCCGCTGCGAACGACAACGTGAAGGCCACGACCACCACGACCACCCAGGCGACCACCACCCAGGCAACGAAGCCTGCGCCCGCCGCCGGTGGCGGTGGTCGGCAGATGCCTTGGCAGCGCACCGCCTAAGACACGACTAACGCCGGGGCTTCGGCCCCGGCATCTTCTTCCTCCCCCCCCCCCGACAATTCAGTCTGCAAAACGCGCTTCGGCGCGAACGATAGAGGCTTGCCTGATGGCCCCGCTGCCGAGACCCTTTAGCGCCACCACCGAAGCCATCTATGCGGCCTATGCGAAGTCGCGCAGCCAAGCGTGGGACTCTCTCGGCATCTCGATCTCGCTGCTAGGTGAAGAGTGCGAGCGCGCGCTTTGGTACACGTTTCGCTGGGCCTCGAAGCCCGAAGTGATTGACGGCCTGAAGGCCATCACGTTCGAGACCGGCGAGATCGAGGAAACGCGGCTGCTCAACGCGCTGCGCATGATCGGCTGCGAAGTGGACGAGTTCGATGCGCGCGGCAAGCAGTATCGCGCCACGGCGATCTCGGGCCACGTTCGCGGCAAGACGGACGGCAAGGTGCTCGGCCTGCCGGAAGCTCCCAAGACTTGGCACGTTGTCGAAGCCAAGTCGATGAAAGACACCTATTGGGACAAGGTGAAGAAGCTCGGCGTTCGTGAGGGCTACTTCACGCATTGGGTTCAGTTGAACACCTATTGCCATCTCTTCGGCTTCGAACGCGGCCTTTACATCTGCCGCAACAAGAACACCGGCGAAGTCCATTGCGAGCGTATCGAGACGGACCACGCGGAAGCGATCCGGCTGCTCGCTCGCGCCGAGCGGATCATCAAGTACGCGAACCCGCCGCCGCGTCTGCACGACGATCCCAAAGCGAAGATGGCCTTCAAGTGCCGGACGATGTGCAACCATCTCGCCAACTGTCATGAGCATTCGTTCGCTCGCATTTCGTGCCGGACCTGCATCCACGCGACGCCCGAGATGTTCGGCGACGCCGCTTGGTCGTGTGCCCGTTGGAACAAGCCGCTCGCGCTCGCCGAGCAGAAGCAGGCGTGTCCCGCGCATCTCTTTCTCCCGTCGCTTGTCCCAGGCGAATTGATCGACGCGAGCGATGAAGAAGAGTGGGCGCTTTACACGCTGCATGACGGCCGCGAGTGGCGCGATGGCGTGAAGCCTGAGCCCGAGCGTCGCTACTGGCACCACCACGAAAGCGGCAGCCTGTTCGCCACGCTCCCCGGTGAACCCGATCCTCGCGACACCGAACCCCTCTGCGAAGAGATCACCTTCGCCGAGTTCATCCGCCTGACTGATCACTACGCAGCGCAAGGGGAATAACGCGCATGTCCGCCCATCCGTTCAAGACCCGCTTTGTCGAGACGAAGCGCGGCCAGTGCATGTTCTTCCTGCCTGGGCAATCCGGCATGAGAGGCTTCGTGTGCGGAGCGCCGACGACTGACGAGAAGTCGTTCTGCGACTGCCATCACAAGGCGACGCATCAGCCGCTCAAGAAGGGGAAGATCACCTTCTTCGATCTGTCGGCGGGCTCGCGCGACGACGACACCGACCATGAGCCCGATCTGACGGAGGTTCTTCAGTGAGCTTCCCGTTTGTCTATGGCGACCCGGCTTGGATGTTCGAGACGTGGAGCGAGGAAGGTAAAGAGCGCTCGCCTGAAGAGCACTATGACTGCATGCCGTTGACCGAGATCAAGGCTTTGCCGGTGCGCGAGATTGTGCCGGAAGACGCTGCCTGCGGCTTGTGGGTGATCGACACGATGATCCCCCAGGGCATTGAAGTGCTCAATGAGTGGGGCTTCGAATACAAGACGGTCCTGTTCTACTACGTGAAGGTCGGCCGTGCTCTGCGCCCGCACATGGGCATGGGCTATTGGACGCGCGCGAACCCCGAGATTTGCCTGTTCGGCACACGGGGCAAGCCGAAGCGTAACGGGAAGGGTGTCGAGCGCCTGATCCTCGATCTCGATCCGAATGATCGCACGATCCTCGCGCCGCGCGGCGAGCACTCGGCCAAGTCGCTCGAAGCCTACAACCGAATCGAACGCCTTCTCGACGGTCCGTACATCGAACTGTTCGCGCGCCACGCTCGCGCCGGTTGGCATCAATGGGGCAACGAAGTCGGCAAGACCGGCGGCACCCCGAACCTCTTTCATCTGCCCGGCCATCCGGCCCGCGCAGCCAACGACAATTCCCTGTTTGGGGCTGCTCTCTGATGGCTTTCAAGCTTCGCTATTATCAGCGCGACTCAATCGACGCTGTCTATGACTATTGGTCCGAAAAGCCGGACGGAAACCCGCTCATCGTGATCCCCACCGGCGGCGGCAAGTCGCCGGTGCTCGGCACCATCACAGAAGAGATGATCGGGTTCGAGCCGCAGACGCGCATCGTCATGGCGACGCACGTCTCCGAACTGATCGAGCAGAACTACGCCGAACTTATGGGCCTTTGGCCGTTCGCCCCGGCTGGCATCTTCTCGGCTGGCCTGGGCCGCAGAGAGGCGCACGCGCAGATCGTCTTCGGCGGCATTCAGACGATGTGGCGGCACGCGGCTCGCATCGGCCACGTTGACCTTCTGATCATCGACGAAGCGCACATGCTGCCGCCGGACGCGCAGACCATGTACGGCAAATTCATCGCCGCGCTGAAGCTGATCAATCCGAAGATGCTGATCCTTGGCCTGACCGCCACGCCGTATCGCACCAACTCGGGCATGCTCACGGATGGCGACGACGCGATGTTCGACGCCATCGTTTACGAAATCTCGATCCGCGAACTGATCGAGAAGGGCTTCCTTTGCCCGTTGGTATCGAAGGCCACGGCCACCGCGAAGACGATGATCGATCTGAGCAAGCTTCGTCGATCTGGCGGCGAGTTCACCGACAAGTCGTTGAAGGCGGTGTTCGATCAGGGCGAGGTCACGAAGGCGGCGGTCGATGAAATCATTGGCTACGCCGCCAGCAACGAGAGGCCGCGCCGGTCATGGCTTCTGTTCTGCGCTGGCGTCGATCACGCATTCAGCGTTCGCGATGCGATCCGCGAGCGCGGCTATTCGTGCGAGACGGTCCATGGCGGCATGGAGAAGGGCGAGCGCAACCAGATTCTCGAAGACCTCAAGTCCGGCAAGCTCACGTCCGTCACGAACTTCGGCGTGCTCACGACCGGCACGAACATCAAGCGGCTCGACCTGATCGCTCTGTTGCGCGCGACGGATAGCACGCAGCTTTACGTCCAGATGTGCGGACGCGGGACGCGGCTCCTGGGCGACACTTACGAAGAGTCCGTCCGCAACGGCAAGGAAGACTGCCTCGTTCTCGACTTCGGCGGCAACGTCCGGCGTCATGGCCCGATTGATCGCGTCACGATCAAGAAGCCGGGGAAGGGCGGGGGCGAGGCCCCGGTGAAGGAATGCCCGACGTGCCATTCGCTGATCTTCGCCGGTCTTAGCGAGTGCCCCGACTGCGGTCACAAGTTCGAGCGCGACGCCGAGAAGAACATCAAGCAGACCGCCGACGTGACGCCGATCATGTCAACGTCGAAGCCCGATTGGGTGCCGGTGAAGCGCCGCACGTTCTATCGCCATGACAAGCCGGGCGGCACGCCGAGCATCCGCGTCGAGTACCTGTGCGGCACCGTGTCTCACAAGGAATGGATTTGCCCCGAGCATCAGGGCTATGCGCGCGTCAAGTTCGAGAAGTGGTGGCGGCAGCACGGCGGCAAGGACGACGCGCCGTTCACGATCCAAGACACCTTCAGCCGCGCGAAAGAGCTTCGCGAGACCGCCGAGATCATGATCAAGGCGAACGGCAAGCATTGGGAGATCGTCGCGCGCAAGCTGGGCGAGGTCGCGCCGGAAGGTCAGTCGCAGTCGGTCGTCGCACCGCCGCCGCCGAACCGTGACGACATGATTGCCCGCAACTTCGAACTGAACGGGAAGCCGCAAGAGGCGGCAGCGTACCGCGCTCAAGTGGCCGCGAAGCCGAAGCCTTGGGCGACCAACCCTCCCGTGGCGAACGACAACAACCGGGCCGTGATGCCTGGGCATCAGAAGCCCGTCGCGCAGATTCGCACCACGGCTCCGTGGAATGCGCAGATCACGCCGCCGCTGATGCAGACGCGCGCGCCTTGGGACAACACCGATCTCGACGACGACATTCCGTTCTGAGGGGGACGATCATGGGGAACAACTTTCACAAGGCGATACGGCGCAATGAGTCGTATCAGAAACTAAGCGCCTACCTGACGGCGCACGGCTACTCGTTCGAGCCGTTGATGGCGGGGAAGCATCCGTATGTTGTTGTGCAGCTAGGCGAGGGGAAGTCCTTCAAGTTCTTCTTCCCGTCGAGCGCCGGTGATGTCCGGTCTGCCGACAACTGCGTGTCGCAGATGAAGCGCGCGATCCGTCAACGTCTAGCGAGCAACGACAACAATGCGCGTGTTTGATCCTGAACCGATTTGCTGCGGCGTCTGCCGCCGCGAGGCAACCGGACTTGGCTACGCCCCGAAGGGTGGCAAGCCGATCCTTTGGCTCTGCGAAGAGCCCGACTGTATCTCACTAGGAAAGGCCGTCTTCCACATGCCGCCGAAGTCTCTGACTGCGACCGAGAACCTTGCTCTTCAAGACGCTGGCGCTGACGCCGGTGCGTACCTCGAACGCCTGGGCAAGTTCAATCTGTCCGAACTTAGCAAGAAAGAGTGGGGCAACTTCCTGTCCACCATCCTCAATTCATACGGCGAGAACATGCGCAAGCGTGTCTCCGCTGGCACTGCCCCGTTCTAAGGATTTACGTTGATGATCGACTCGCCATTCACCCAGGCCGGACCGGGACTCTATGAGAACGGCTACAGCCCGATCCCGATTATGCCGAACAGCAAATTGCCGGGCACCTATTCCGACGAGAGCTGGAAAGCAGCGAAGGGTTGGAACGACTACTGCACCACGCGCCCGAGCCAGTTGCAGATCAACTATTGGTCGAAGTGGCCGAACGCCGGTGTCGGCGTGGCCTGCGGCCTTGGTCTGATCTGCATCGACATCGACTTCGAGCCCGCGATGGAAGCGCTGCTCGCGATGCTGCCGCACTCGAATGTGCAGAAGAAAGGCCGCAAGGGCATCTCGCTCTTCTATCGCGGCAACACCGACTCCATCCGGTCGCGCAACTTCCGCACGCCCGAGCGTGTCGGCCTTGTCGATCTGCTCGCGGAAGGCAAGCAGACCGTGTTGCCGCCCTCGATCCATCCTGGCACCGGCGAGCCTTACTATTGGTGGACCGATGACACGCTGCTCGACGTGAGCCTCGATCAATTGACCGAGTTGCCCGACGACATCGCGGAGCGCATCGGCGAAGTCCTGAAGGCGTATGGCTACAACCCGGAAGCCGACCGGCGCTATGAGCCGCCGAGCGAAGTCCCCGATGTCAGCCAGTATCATTCGACGGACTTCTTCCGAAAGCTGAACGAAGACGCGCTGTCAAACCTGCATGCGTGGGTCGGCAAGCTTGCGCTGCCGAAGGGCCGTTGGCTCGGGGCCAAGTACCGCGCGGTCGCTCCGTGGCGTTCGTCCGGCTCGGGCCGCACGATGGCGAAGCGCCATCCGAACCTGTCGTTCGATCCGAGCGGCATTCAGGACTTCGGCACCATGGAGACCTTCACGCCCATCAACGTCGTCATGAAGACGATGGAGCTTGGCGAGGCGCAGCGTGACGCGGCCGTGCAATGGCTGGGCGAGCAGCTTGGCTATAACTTCGGCGTCGAGATCGACCTGCGCTCGCGTCGGAAGGAAGCCGCGCAGATGGCGGAAGCCGCTAACCGTGACGCTGCCCGGATCGCGGAGCGCGAGAAGGCCATCCTTGAGGCCGCGCCGAGCATGGAGCCGGGTTCGTGGGTCGAGCGCCAGATGGCGGCGGGCAATACCCCGTGGGTCAAGACGAACCCGCAGCCCTATGAAGTCGCGGCGCTCGCGACGATCAACGGCGTGCCTGCTACGGTGCCTGCGGAGCCCGCTGGCGGGGCCGCTGAAGATCCTTCTACGGATGCCGACCACAACGAAATCACGCCCACGATGGCGGAATTGGAGGCCCTGTGCGATCCGCCGGGATTGGTCGGCGACATCATGGATTGGATCGCCGCGTCAACGTCGAGCCCGTCGCGTCCGCTCGCCCTGGGACCGGCGCTAGGCTTCGTGGGGACGCTCGCTGGGCGGCATCACGCCGGGCCTACCAATCTCCGCACCAATCTCTACATCGTCGCGCTGGCCCCCGCTGGCTACGGCAAGGACCATCCTCGCAAGGCACTGTCCCGGCTGGCCGTGGAGTCGGGCCTCGATCGCTATCTCGGGCCGGAAGGCTTTCTGTCTGACTCGGCGCTCCGCAAGACCATCGAGCACAACCCGTCGCAGTTGTCGCTCATGGACGAGTTCGGTGCCTTCATCGCGAAGATCATGGACCGGCGCGCCGGGACGCATCAGTCGAGCATTCGTCAGATGCTCATGCAGATGTTCACTTCGGCGGACTCGCTCTACAAGGGCACCGCGTCGGCGGCGGAAAGCGCCGTGCCGATCTATAACCCCAACTTCTCGGTCTATGGCACGTCCACGCCGCACGACTTTTGGCCGTCGATGTCGGGCAAGGGCATCTCGGACGGCTTCCTGCCGCGCTGGCTTGTCCTGACGATCACCGGCGACCCGGCGGACGGCATCGAGCCGAAGGCATCGCTCGAACCGCCGACCAAGCTGATCGAGGATTGCCGGGCGATCATCACCCACAACGGGGCTGGCAACCTGCCGGACTCGGCGTCGCGTCCGATCCTGCGGCCTCGCGTGGCCGATTGGGGCGTCGGCGCGAAGGAACGTTGGATGGAACTGCGGCTGGCGTTCAAGCGGCGAGGGGAGGCGTGCTCGCCCGATCTGGCGGCCTTGTGGACCCGCACCATGGAAGTGGCCCTGCGCGTCGCCCATATCGTCGCCATCGGCGTCGATCCCGAGCGGCCGGTGCTCACGCGCGATCTGGTCGATTGGGCGGCCAAGCTCATGGAGCTTTCGACCCGGCACTGCATCGTCGAGGTCAGCGACCGGCTGGCCCTCAACGATAAGCAGGCCGAGTACCTGAAGGTCCGCCGCTGGATCAAGGAAGCCGGATCGGACGGCGTGACTAGCTCGACGCTGAAGAAGATGGTCAACGGCGAGTTCGACCTGCGCCGTCTGAACGACATCACCCAACAGCTTCTCGAGTCCAAGCAGATCGAGCAGCGGTTCGCCTCGACCAAGACCGGCGGTCGCCCCTCGCATCGGTGGTTCGCACTGTGATGGAGCGGAGTGCTTCTTACAGCACTCCGGCTTTCACAGCGCCGTAAGCCTCCATTACCCAACCGGACATGTGGCCGGTCCTGTAGGTGCGGCTCTGCCCTGTCTTCTTGCTCTTGATCGTGATGCTCCCCGAGACCGGGGAGATCACGTTTGCCTCGCGGGTGACAGGCTGCTCGGGCGTTGCCGAAATCTCGAACTCATCGAGCGAGCGCTTTTCGCGCTTCACAAGGTTCTCGAAGTCTTCAGATTCGGTCGGATGAACGTGGGCAATAGGCAAATCAAACCCTCCAAATGAGTAAACCATCAAATAGATGGGGCGGCCAACTCGCTCCCGCAAAAACATGGCGAGCCAAAGGGCCTAAGCCGTACAATATCGCGCACGGTACGCTACTGCCGACCACCATGATGACCGGATAGATCACGCCGTGCTCTTTAAGGCCAACGCCCGCAGCGCGGGGATTGACCAAGAAGAAAAGGACGGTCGCTGCCGCGCCTAGAGCGGGGATCGTCCAAAGTTCGAGGCCGCCCCAACCCGCAATCACGCAGCCGACGATCAATATCAGATAAAGCACGTTGCCCATGCGCCCCTCAATATCCGGCTAGTCAAAGAACGGCTTCGTTTGGCCCGATACTATGTCGAATCCGGTGATCATAGAGCGGGTCCATGAGATCGTTTCGAGTGCGTTCAGATCGTCGCTGTCCTCACGAATCTTCGTGTAAGCGGTATCGAGGTTGACGACGAATCCTTCGTTCAGGCCTGGAGCCGTATCCTCCAACTTCACTAGCGCCGCGAACATGATGGCGGTGGCCTTCTTCACATTGTCCAATTCGGTCGTCTTCTTGGTCATCTAGGATGCTCCAGTTCCGGGGGACGGAAGCTAACACAACCTCGGATCGAGCGCATAAAAAAAGCCCGCTTCGCAGCGGGCTATGATCTTTTCGAAGGGGTGTGGACGACTAGCCGTCATTGGGGAAAGCTGCGGCCATGCGTTGAGCCGCAAGCGACTCAGGCGAGATGTGCGGAAGGGGTTTGATCGTGCGGCGGACGAAATGCTCGAAGTGGGGAGCCGGGAGTTCCATCATTGAAACATCGGTGTTGCCGATTGATGATCCACCGACCGCCATCGTCCCGATCAATCCAGCGGCGATCAGCGCCGGAATCTTCATCATCCTCAAGGCATCCGCCTTGCGGTGCTCGTTCGCATAGAACTTGAGCGCTGCGACGCACATTGCCATGTCGGTCGGCCCAAGAGTCACCTCTTCCCCTGCGCTCAACGCTGATGCAAGCGCGAGCACGTTGCCCCGGTTATTCACGATTAACGGTCCTTTTCTGTCGGGCAGCCCCCGACTCTTTTTTCTTGGTGTGATGACCAAGTCACGGCGATTTCCGCCGTGGCTTGGATGTCTTAATGTTTCATTGGATGATCCGTCAATGAAACACGCGGTTAATTCATAGGCAAAATGTCTCCGTATTGAAACGGATGTGCAGAAAGTGCAGCGGGCCGGTGCGCTAATGCATCGCTGCCATCACCTTCCGACCATAGGCAGTGCAGCGCGGTTTTGCGTAGACGCCACGCTGATAGAGACTCACGCCATCGCAGCCGGAACCGCCGCGCGAGATCGCGATGCGGAGGTAGGCCATGCCAGCGCGCGCACCGGTGGCGCAGTCGAACAGGTCTCCGGTAACACCGACCTCGCGGGCAGTGACAGGCTTGACCTGCATGATCCCGCGCTCGCCTGCGCTTCCGCGAAGATGGCAGTTGTAGTTGCTTTCGACCTTGACGACGGCATGGGCGAGGGCGCGAGGGATGCCCTGGGCGTCTGCGGCGGCGTCGATGATTGAGCGGAGGTCGGAGCCGAGCGCAGGCAAAGAGGTTCCCATCACGGCCGCGATTGCTGCCGCGCTCAGAAGGCACTCTGAACCGGGGAGCTGAGGTTGCGAAGCTTCAGTGCTCCGAGGAGAGACCAGATGGACGTCCACAAGAATGCGCCTTATGGGCAAATTGTTAGGTTGTGACGGCCAAGCGGAAATCTCATGATCAGACCCGACATTACCGCGTACGACCCCGGAGCAGAAGTCGCAAAGCACGAGGCCGAACTCGAGGAAATAATGCCTTTGTACCACTACACGTCCGCCGCAGGTTTACATGGCATCATAGCCAGCAGATCGCTGTGGACCTCACACTACCGCTTCCTCAACGACACGTCGGAGTTTCAGCACGGCTGGAAGATCGTGATCGAGGCCCTCGACCGTCGCGGCGCCGAAATCAGAGAACTCTCATCGCTTGCCTGGGAGACGATCGCACTGTTTCGTCAACACAGTGACGAAATTCATGGGTTCGTCGGGTCATTGACGTCTAAAGGCGATCTGCTCTCGCAATGGCGAGGCTACAATCGTGGACAAGGCTTCTCGATCGGATTCAACGCAGACTGGCTTTTGAAGAACGCCGCGGCGCAGGGATTTGATATCACGCCCGTCCTCTATGACCCAGAGAGCCAACGAGCGGCGGCTGATGGGGCAGTAACCCTGCTCATCGACCGCTTGTTGGAAGGGACGGATGAGCCGGAGGGCGCCCGCGCACAAGTCAAGACATGGTGGTCGCATGCACTGAAGACAGCTCTCGTTCTCAAGAACGGGCACTTCCAAGAGGAGCGCGAGCGGCGCCTGGTTTGGGTTGGTGTTTCCTGGCCCGCTGGACTAAAGACGCGCTTCTCACCAGCCGGTTTAGTTCCTTACCGTGCCTGTCAGTTTAACAAGGTCGTCATCAACAATGCAGCCACGCACCCCAATAACTGGGGCATCGAGGAAATCATCATTGGTCCCGCTTTGGCGCATCAGCAGACCTGCGCGGTGGACGCTCTATTGGCTTCACACAGCATGCGTCTCACGATCAAGCGGTCGGCGATACCCTATCTAGCAGACTGAACGCCTGTGCTTCTACGAAGAGTTGGTTCAGGGGCGCTCTTTATGGCCCTTTTTCCCGAAGCGAGCGACGCGTTGCGGCTGCCGAACTGGTCTCGACCTGCGCATCCAACCGCGCGAGCATTCGCGCATGAAAACTCGCATCGTCAACGACATCCCTGAGTGGCGCTATCAGGCGGCGGTCATCGCTCGCCTTCACGCGCTCGAAGACGACGGGTATCCGCTCACCTGTGCCGGTGACATGAACCGAGCGAAGCGTTCGCGACGCGAGCGCATGGAAGCCAAGGTAACGGGCCTTACGGCGGGCGAGCCCGACGTTCGCGTTTATGTCACCGGCGGCGTGCTGCTCAGCATCGAAGTGAAGACTCCCACGGGATCGCGCTCGAAAAATCAGAAGGATCGGCACAAGAAGCTGACCGACCTGGGCTTCATCGTGATCACGGCGAAGGCTGCCACCCCGGAAGAGCTCGCGGACGAAGTCGAGCGGATCGTGCGGAGCTATCTGTAGTGCAGATCACGCTCACGCTCACGAAGGGGATGCTCGACCAACTCGATCAGCTTCGAGATCGCAGTATCAACACCGCGACTGCCAAGGCGCTGACCTTCACCGCGCAGGACGCGCAGCAAGCGTTGCGCGTCCAAATCCCAGGCATCTTCGTCCTGCGTCGCCCTTGGGTGGTCAGCGGCATCCGCATTCGTCCGGCGAACGGCGGCAATCTCACGTCAGTCGTCGGCAGCATCGACAAGTACATGGAGCGCCATGTGATCGGTGCGGGCAAGGAGAAGTATCCCGACAACGCCCTATCGATCCACCCGAAGCGCAATAGCAGCGGCCGTCTCGCCACCGGCGGCATCCTGATCAAACCCTACGGATCGATTGGTAGCGCCCCGGTGCATACCGTGGTGCGTCGCCAGTTGAAGCGCATGGACGGTCAGAAGCGGAAGACGTTCCAGATCGTGAGCAACGGCAAGGTGCTGATCGTGCGTCGTCGCACGAAGAAGCGTCTGCCGCTGCAAACGCTCGCCGTGCTGCAAGGAAGCGCGACGATCAATGAGCATTGGGATTTCCTCGGGACCGTGTCCGGCGTCGTCCAGGCGCGCTTCCCGCAGCACTTCTATCGGGCAGTGGTCAATGCAGCGACGCGATAGAGGGGCCATGAGCGAAATGACTCCCACCCCCCTCGGACGTAGGCGACGCACGGTTCTACTCGCGCTCGCGATCTTCGCGATCTTGAGCACGACGGTCCCCATGGCTCTGACCGACGAACTGCACAGCGACCAAGATATCTCTTTGCAGAAAATGCAAACAACTCGGACTAGGGCCATACCAGCGATGTCAGCCCCTTCGACCAAGACCTCGGGCCTGCTAAGGATCAGCGCGCCGCATTACTGTGCTGGGGCGGACGTCATCGACGGGATCGTGTCAGGCAATGTCGCGCCGATTATTCGCTACATGCGTGGATGGCGCATCGAGTGCATGATTGTCCCGTCATCCGTGAAGCTCGTCATTCAACTGTTTTTCCAGTCGCTGAAGCTCCTCTGAAGGAACGGAGACTGGCGACGGCATGGCTTGATCATCCAGATGATCCAGCACTCGCCGAAGCTCCCCCTGAGGGAGCTGCTCTGAATGGAATGCGGCTTGCTCCTGAATGAAAGCCGACGGGGCGGGGTGATCATCTGGCCTTTCCTGAAGCTCCTCTGCGGATTCGGCATCAAGCAGTCGCCGAAGCTCCCCTGGAGAGAACTGCTCGGGATTAAAAGTAAACTCTTCCGGATCGATGGAGAACGACAGAGCAGGATGCTTGTCTCCTAGTCCGTGAAGCTCGTCATTCAACTGTTTTTCCAGTCGCTGAAGCTCCTCTGAAGGAACGGAGACTGGCGACGGCATGGCTTGATCATCCAGATGATCCAGCACTCGCCGAAGCTCCCCCTGAGGGAGCTGCTCTGAATGGAATGCGGCTTGCTCCTGAATGAAAGCCGACGGGGCGGGGTGATCATCTGGCCTTTCCTGAAGCTCCTCTGCGGATTCGGCATCAAGCAGTCGCCGAAGCTCCCCTGGAGAGAACTGCTCGGGATTAAAAGTAAACTCTTCCGGATCGATGGAGAACGACAGAGCAGGATGCTTGTCTCCTAGTCCGTGAAGCTCGTCATTCAACTGTTTTTCCAGTCGCTGAAGCTCCTCTGAAGGAACGGAGACTGCCGAGGGCATCGCTTGATCATCCAGATGACCCAGCACTCGCTCAAGCTCCCCTTGCGGGAGGTGCTCTGAATGGAATGCGGTTTGCTCCTGAATGAAAGGAGACGGCACGGGTTGATCATCTAGCCATTCCCGAAGCTCCTCTGGAGAGAACAGTTCGCGATCCAAAGTAAACTCTTCCGGATCGATGGAAAACGACGGAGCAGGATGATTGTCTCCCAGTGCGTGACGCTCGTCTTGCAACTGATTTTCCAGTCGCTGAAGCTCCTCTGAAGGGTCGGAGACTGCCGACGGCATGGCTTGTTCATCGAGATGATCCAGCACTCCCGGAGGGTCCTCGCGAGAAACTAAATGACTGGTGTCACGATAGCCATGGCCCCTGCTGCCAACGGTGTCGTCAATGCGCTGCGGTTTCATCTGCACCGCGGTTTCGGGGTTGATGAGCGCGTTCTGGAAGGAATGATTGCGCTCAGCGCTACGGCGCACTGCACGCACGACGGGTCTTCCTGTCGCCCGAAAGGTCCGGAAATGATCTATGGATTTAAGGAGAATCGCACTACGCCCTCCAGTGTACTTGTGTATGGCGCCGTCGTCGATCAGCGACTTGCTGTCCAGCCGAGCAACAATGCTCGGTCGGTTATTTTCGAACAGCCAACGGCTATAATCAATCAGGCGGCTTCCATGCTCATGCGCCGTTCTGCTACTCATGCCGCCCTCCATGAGGGCGTGCTCAAGCCTCAGGAGGGCAGCATCCTCGGCATAAAGAGGCCGCTCGTCCGAATGCCCCCGGATTCTAACGCCTGTTGAGGCAACCCGCGGCGCACCGCTACTTTCTCCCGAAGCGGCGTTCGCGCTTGACTGTCGGTATATCACAACCTCTTCAAGATCGGGCAGCGTCCTCCGTCTCTTCGCTGCTCTCGATTGAGCCGCGTCACGCTCATGATTGATAAGGACCCCTTCGCTTTGCAGGAGATTGCTCCCGGCGCTTGCATCCGTCCTTTCGCCAAGGGATTGTTGGACATCGTTACATGCGTGCTTCGCTGGGGACCGGTGCCCGCTGGCAACGTAAGCGGCCTGGCTTGCCTGCGCCACGTGCTGCTCAAATTGACCGGCTTGGCCCGTCTGCGGCTCTTCCGAAGCGGCGTGCTGCATCTGCGACCAAGCTGCTACATTAAATGGATCACAGTCTTGCGGGTCCACGTTAGCCTCACGTTTCAAGATCGTCCGAACCAAGTCTCCTACTCGGGCCAGCTTTCGAGAACCTGACGTGGCCATGGTCGCGTAGCGGTCGCACCGGCCAAACTCGGAACCGACATCGCTCAGGATCAGGCTTTTTTTCAATGATCTAGCCACTCGAACCTGTCGCCAGCTTCGAACATTTCGCAGAGTTGTAACACTTTGGGTCCTACCAGCGCCCTTCCCACGCGGGTGACGCGCGACCGCCCGACTCCGCTAGATATAAAATTTCAAAAGTGACTTTCTGTTCTCGGATCGGTTGTGGAACCTGGGGGCCGAGACCACCCCGGCCTGCCCCTGAAAACATCCGATTGGCGATATCTGAAGCCCGAAATTGATATTTTGGTCCGGCGGCCGTCCGGCGCGGCGAGGGGATACCCAAACACGCTCGAAAGAAACTATACCGATTGAGACCGTATGGCTCTCAATCGGAGCCTCCATCCATGATCGTCATCGGCCTCAAGGGCCTTATCGGGTCCGGCAAGACCACCGTGGCCCGCCATCTCATCGAAAATCACGGGTTTGTACGCGGCCGGTTCGCTGGCGCGCTGAAGGACATGCTGCGCGCCTACCTGCGCTACCGGCGCTGCGACGAAGCCACCATTGAGCGCATGATCGACGGCGATCTGAAGGAACAGCCGTCGCCCTGGCTGGGCGGCAAGTCGCCCCGGCACGCCATGGAAGGTCTCGGCGGCCTTTGGGGTCGCGATCACATGGGCTCGGACTTCTGGATCGGGACCGAGACCGACGTGCTCTACATGAGCGCGCCGAAGCGCGTCGTGTTCGAGGACGTGCGCCACCCCAATGAGGGCGAGGCCATCGACCGCATGGGCGGATGGGTCGTCGAAATTCACCGACCCGGCCTGATCCCCCAGGAACACCGCACCGAGAAGGCGCAGGTCGAGGTCAACGCGCATCGCTGCGTCATGAACTACGACGGGGACATGCTGTCCACCTTCCGCCAGATGGACATCGTCGTCGCCGATCTGATCGCGCGGACGGACCGCAGCAACGTGATCGACTGATCATGGGCAAGACCGTCAATCGGCAAGAGCTTGCGGACATCTTCGGCTATTCGCTGCCGACGATCTCCGCATGGGTCGAGAACGGAATGCCGGTCAAGTCGCACGGCGGCCGTGGCAAGCAGTTCGAGTTCGACACCGAAGACGTGCTGAAGTGGTTGCTCGCGCGCGAGCGCGCCGAACGCAAGGCGCACACGGCCGCGACGCTAAAGGAAGGCGGCGAAGAGATCACCATCGACAAGGCGCGCCTTCGCAATGAGATCGCGAAGGCAAAGCTGTCCGAGTTGGAGTTGGCGACGAAGATGGAGCTTGTTCGCCCCATCGACATGGTCGCCAAGGTGCTCTCGAACGAGATCGCAAACGCTCGCGCACGTCTGCTCGGCATCCCATCCAAACTACGGCCTGCGATCCAACTCGAAGTCGGCGCGCCGGAAGGCACGAAGAAGTTGGTCAATGAAGTTGAGCGGCTGATCCTCGAAGCACTGAACGAAATCAAGATGTCGGCGGACGATCCGGTCGAGGAAGAGCCTCACGGCGAGCCGCCGTCCGAACCCATCGAGCAGAACGAAGAAGAAAATGACGACGAGTGAGTTCAAGCCTTCGTGGATGAAGTGGCCGCCGAACAGTTGCGAAGTCTGCACCGCCTGGAAACGGGAAGGGGAGTGGCATGGCGTGTGTCAACGCGCGGCGTCGATCCATTTCGAGCAGCCCACCGATGCGCGCCAGCGCTGTCCTGAATATCAGCGCAAGCCGGATGCCTAATGACCGCCGCCGTCGCCGTCGTCGATGAATTTCATGAGGATAGCGCGTATGAAGCTCGGCTTCGCGCGCAGGTCCGTGAGATCATCGCGCAGAGCTTCAGCCCGCCGCCGAAGCTGACCGTCTCCGAATGGGCGGACGAATACCGCGTGCTGTCGCCGGAAGCGTCTTCCGAGCCCGGCAAGTGGTCTACTGCGCGCGTCGAGCCGTCGCGCGGCATCATGGATGCCTTCGCCGATCCTGAGATCGAGATCATCACCTGTATGGTCGCAGCGCAAACGGTGAAGACCGAAGTCATCAACAACGTGGCGGGCTTCCACGTCCATCTCGACCCGTGCCCGATGCTAATTCTGCAACCGACGTTGCAGATGGCCGAAGCGTACTCGAAGGATCGTCTCGCGCCGATGATCCGCGACACGCCGCCTCTGTCGGCAAAGCTCGGCAACAGCGCTCGCGACTCGGAAGACACGATCCTCCACAAGAAATATGCGGGCGGCCACATCACCATGGCGGGCGCAAACTCGCCTGCATCGCTCGCGTCGCGCCCGATCCGCATTCTGCTCTGCGACGAAGTTGATCGCTATGAGGCGAGCGCCGGTAAGGAAGGCGATCCCGTCTCGCTCGCCATCGAGCGAACGACGACGTTCTGGAATCGCAAGATCGCGCTCGTCTCGACGCCCACGATCAAGGGTGCATCGCGCATCGAGTCCTCCTATGAGGAAAGCGATCAGCGTCGTTTCTTCGTGCCGTGCCCCAAGTGCGGCCACATGCAACATCTGCGGTGGTCGCAGGTCCGATGGCCCGACAACGATCCGATGGCGGCATGCTATCACTGCGAATACACCGATCCCGACACTGGCGAACTGTGCGATCACCGGTGGAGCGAAGCCGAACGCCTGAAGTCGATCCAGCGCGGCGTGTGGATCGCGACCCGGCCGGAAGTGAAGGGGCACGCGGGCTTTCATCTGAACCGCATCGCATCGCCGTGGCGCGCTCTCGGCGAGATGGCGCGCGACTTCGTGTTGGTGAAGAAGCACCCCGAGCGTCTGAAGACCTGGGTGAACACGCGCCTCGCGGAGACGTGGGAAGAGCGCGGCGAGCGCGCCAACCCGGACTCGATCTTTGCCCGCCGCGAGGACTTTGACGCCTCAATCATCCTTCCGAGCGGCGTCGGCTGCATCACCGGATCGGTGGACATTCAGGACGACCGCGCCGAAATCGAGTGGTGCGGCTGGGGCCAGGACGATGAATCTTGGTCTCTCGACTACAAGGTCCACTATGGCGCGCCGAACACTCCCGGCTTTTGGGAGGTCGTCGATAACGCTTTGCTGCGCACGTTCAAGCATCCGTCCGGCGTCGAAATGCGCGTGGAAGCGGCCTGCATCGACTCTGGCGGCCACTTCACGCAGCACGTCTACAACTTCGTGCGCCCTCGCATTGCGCGGCGGGTCTACGCCATTAAGGGCATCGGCGGTCCCGGCCGTCCGATCTGGCCGGTGAAGGGCACCGTCAACAAGGCGAAGAACGTCACGATCTTCGTGCTCGGCGTCGATCAGGCCAAGGACATGCACTACAAGCGGCTCGAAGTGAAAGAGCCCGGCCCCGGATACTGCCATTACCCGCTGCTCGAAAACTATGACAAAAAGTTCTTCGAGGGCCTGACCGCCGAAAAAGCGGTGTTGAAGACCGATAGGAAGGGCTTCGTCACGAAGGAATGGCACAAGGTCCATCAGCGTAACGAACCGCTCGACCTCCGCGTCTACAATATCGCGGCGCGCCTCTCGCTCGGCATCAACATGGAGCGCCGCCTGATGGCCTTGCGAGCGGCAGCGGCAAACGCGCTCAACGCGGCCCCGCAACAGACCGCCGCCCGTGAAGAACCCGCTCCTGCGGCTCCCCAGGCCGTTCCTGGGCGTCGTCGCGTCCGCAGTCGCGGCGTTGAAAGTTAAGGATTGAACGGCTAGATGAAGAGCATGATGACTAAGGACGATGTCCGCGCCGCCCGCGTGAAGCTGGGGCAGATGTGGAAGCCCGGCGGCGGACCGCTGACGGCTCAAGAGCTCGTGCGCGCCCTTGGCCTCTCGGAAGACCACGGGACCGACCATGTCTACAACATGGAGAAGGGCAAATCGGCCGTCTCGGGCACTATCGAGATGCTTCTGCGCATCTATCTCGCCGGTGGAGTGCCGCCTGACGATATCGTGATCTTCAAGGACGCGCCGAGGCGGGCGCGCTAAGGGAGATCGGAACGATCTCTTGCCCGCCAGCCATGTCCCGTAGTTTCGGGTCATGGCAAAGACCGTCGAAGAGCAGCTTGAAGAGACCCTAACCTCGATCTCCACGGTCGAGCAGAACGGTCAGCGTTACACGATCAAGGATCGTGAGCTTTGGCGCGCCGATTTGCGCCAACTTGATCAGCGTGCGCAGCGCCTCGAAAAGCAGGCAGCGCGCGCGAAGCGCGGCGGCATTCGCACCCAGCGGGTGATCCCGCTGTGATTAAGCCCGTCGCACCGACCCTTATGGACCGCTTTCTGGCGGGCGTCGCACCGAACTTCGCGACGCGCCGCTACCATGCGCGCCTCTCGCTCAATTATATGGGCCAATACGCCGGTGCGCGCTCGAACCGCGCCGCCCTGAAGGCGTGGAAGACCCATCCCGGCTCGGCCGACTCCGACACCCTGGGCGATCTTCCCGCGCTGCGCAGCCGCTCGCGCGATCTCGGCCGCAACAATCCCATCGCCACCGGCGCACGGGCGACCTCGAAGAGCAACATCGTTGGGTCCGGCCTGCGCGTGCGCTCCAAGCTGAACCCGAAGTTGCTCGGCATGTCGCCGGAAGCCGCCGAGTTGTGGGAGCGCAAGTCCGAGACGCTGTTTGACCTTTGGGCGCAGTCGAAGCTCTGCGACATTACGCTCACGCAGAACTTCTATGAGCTTCAGGGCCTCGTTTTCAGTGCCGTCTTCGAATCCGGTGACGCCTTCGTGCTACGTCGGACGCCGAAGCGCCCCAACGCCGTCGTGCCGCTCGCGCTCAACGTGATCGAGGCCGACCGCGTCGCCACCCCGAGCGAGTTGGAAGGCGAGTACCTGATCCGTGACGGCGTCAGGATCGACGAAGACGGCGCTCCGGTCGGTTACATCGTCCTGAACGAGCACCCCGGCGAGCGCCAGACCTATACGGTCAACGGCTTCACCGAAATCCCCGCCTTCGGCAAGAAGTCGGGCGAGCAGATGGTGCTCCATATCTTCGAGCGCGCGCGCCCCGGCCTGAACCGTGGCATTCCTGCGCTCGCCCCGGTCATCGAAATCCTGAAGCAACTCGACCGCTACAGCGAAGCCGAGTTGATGAAGGCCGTCGTGTCTTCGTTCTTCACCGTCTTCCTGAAGACCTCGGGCGACGACGGCTTTGCTGGCGCTACGCCTGGCCTTCCTGGGATGGGCGCAAACGACGTGACCATGGGACCGGGCACCATCGTCGATATCGGCACCGACGAAGAGATTCAGACCGCGCAGCCCGCGAACACCGCGAACTTCGACCCGTTCTTCCAATCCGTCGTGCGGCAGATCGGCGTCGCGTTGTCGATCCCGTTTGAACTGCTCATGATGCACTTCACGGCGAGCTACAGCGCGTCGAGGGCATCGCTGGAAATGGCTGCGCAGTTCTTCCGCGACCGTCGCACTTGGCTCGTCCGCAACTTCTGCGCGCCCGTTTACGAGTGGTTCCTGACCGATGCGATCAACGCCGGTCTGATCGACGCGCCCGGCTTCTTCAATGATCCCGTCAAGCGCGCGGCGTGGCTCGGCGCTCAGTGGATCGGCCCGGCGCGGATCATCCTCGACCCGCTCAAGGAATGGAAGGCCGAGACCGAAGCCGTCAACCTGGGCGCTCGCACCATCGAGCAGGTCATCATCGAGCGGGGTGGCGACGACTTCGAGCAGACCACGGCGCAGCGCGCACGCGAGCATACCGCTCGCGCGGCGGCGAAGCTCGAACCCGAAGTTCTCGCGCCGTCCGGCATGGGGTCTCGCGTCAACGAAGACATCGAACAGAAGGGCGACGGCACCGACAAGCCCGCCCCGAAGAAGCCCGAGAAAAAGCAATGACCATCAACGTCCGCAACCCGCTGATCTTCGACGCCGCTCTCACGGCCAATTGGGCCATGGAAGAGGGGGCTCTGCGTCAGGTCATGGAGATCGCCGCGCGCGAGACTCAGATCACGCCGCAGATGCTCGAAGCCTATCGCGGCCAAGAGCTTGAGCGGTCCGAGCGCGCGACGCGGCGCGGCAACGTCGCCGTGATCGACGTGGCTGGCCCCTTGTTCAAGCGCGCCAACCTCATGACGACGTTCTGCGGAGCGACCGCTTACGAGACCCTGCGCCGCGACCTTCAGGCCGCGATGGACAATGCGTCCATTCGCTCGATCCTGCTCAACATTCATTCGCCTGGGGGCGAGGCCGCTGGCGTTGCGGAGCTTGCCACGGCGATCAACGAAGTGCGCGGCAAGAAGCCCATCGTCTCGTATGCAGGCGATCAGGCGGCTTCCGCTGCGTTCTGGTTGGGCACCGCGTCGGACGAGTTCATTATCGGGCCGACCGCCGCGCTCGGCTCCATGGGCGTCGTGGCGGGCTATCGAGACACGTCTGCGCAGGACGCGGCGCGTGGCATCAAGACCATCGAGTTCGTGTCTTCGCAGTCACCCTACAAGCGCGTGGACATCAACACCCAGGAAGGCCGCGACCGCGTGCAAGCGCGCGTTGACGCAATGGCCGCCGTGTTTGTCGAGACGGTCGCGAAGTATCGCGGCGTGAGCGTCGAACATGCACTCGAACATTTCGGACAGGGGGATGTCCTGATCGGCAAGGCGGCAGTCGATGCCGGGATGGCCGATGGCGTCGCGACGTTCGAACAGGTTCTCGCGAGCTTGTCTCGCGGTGAAAGCCCGAAGGCATCCTATGCCTTCAATCCGGCCGCTACCGGCCAAGCCAATGTTGAGGAAGAGATGAAGGACGAAACTGGCGCGACGGCCGCTACCACCAAGCCGGAAGAGACCACCACCGCAGCCGTGACCATCGTCACGACCGCGTCCACCGAGACCGTCGATCTCGCCGCCGAAGCTCGCACCGTCGAGCGCAAGCGCGTCACCGACATCATGGGCCTGACCCTGCCGGGTTACGAAGAGCACGCCGCAAAGGCTATCGAAACGGGCTCTTCGGCTCACGAGTTCTCGGCCATGATCGTAGCCGCTGAAAAGGCCAAGCGCACCGAGCGCGCCGCTGACATCAAGACGGACACCGAAGCCAACTCTGGCGTCGCCCCGTCGAGCGGTCAGGAAAGGGCGCAGGGTGACGAAGCCGCTGTCAACGCAATTCTCGGCGCGATGAAGCTCGCGACCGGCAAGTAAGGAGCCGCAACGTGGCGAAGTTTCAGAACGAAGGTGCATACGTCCCGAGCATGCTCATGCTCGGACATCATCGCGCCCGCAAGGTGACGATCAAGTCGGGCGCTGGGGTGCTCGACCGTGGCACCGTGCTCGGTCAGGTCACGGCCGACAAGAAGTACCTCAAGTCGATCTTGGCGGCGAACGACGGCTCGCAAGTGCCCGACGCGATCCTCAGTGAGCAGGTCGATGCGACCTCCGCTGACGTGGAGGCCATCGTCTACATCGCTGGCGAAGTCGATCAGGACAAGCTGATCCTCGGCGCCGGTCACACCCTCGGGTCGGTGGATGCGGTCTTCCGCACGAAGTCGATCTGGCTCGTTAAGCCGATGGGCTAACCGAGACAACCTCGAAGAAAGCAACGGGAAGCCCTAACTATGGACCTCTTTTCGACCACCGCCCTGAACCGTGTTGTCGAGGAACTGCCGCTCAACCCGGCGTTCTTCCTCAACACCTTCTTCACCACCACCGAGACCTCCGAGACCGAAGACATCAAGTTCGACTCGGTCAAGGGCCGTCGCCTGATCTCGCCGCTCGTCTCGCCCATCGTCGCGGGCAAGGTGATCCGCGAGCAGGGCTACAAGACGCAGTCCCTGTCCCCGGCCTACCTGAAGGACAAGCGCGTCTTCAAGCCGCACGGTCAGTTCAAGCGTCGCGCAGGCGAGAAAATCGGCGGTAGCCTGTCGCCCGAGCAGCGCCTTGCCGCGTCCATCGGCTTCGCTCTGAGCGAGCAGTTGGATATGTGGACGCGCCGCCTGGAAGTCATGTCGGCGGAAGTCCTGCGTACCGGCAAGCTCGTCCTGAAGGGCGACGACTATCCCGAGCAGCTTGTTGACTTCGGTCGCGACGCTCAACTGAGCATCGTTCTGACCGGCACCGACAAGTGGGACAACGCGGCCACCAACCCGCTCGACGACATCGAGGATTGGGGTCAGATGATCTTCGATCATTCGTCGCTGACCTGCCGTGACGTGATCATGGCGAGCGACGTGTGGAAGACGATCCGCGCCAAGATTGCCGGTCCCGACACCGATGCGGTCGCCAAGTCGATGCGTCTTCAGATCGACACGACCGCTGCGACTCTGGAATCGGCTCGCGCCTCGCTCGGCCCGATCCTGATCACCCCCGGCATTCGTCTGGTTGCGGTGTTCGGCGACTACCGTCTGTGGGTCCACGCCGACAAGTACGTCGATCCGCTCGACGGCGTCGAGAAGGACGTGCTCCCGGCCGGTGAAGTCGTCATGGCTTCGCGCGAGATCGAAGGCGTCCGCCACTTCGGCGCGATCATGGACCTCAAGGCCGGGATTCAGCCCCGCGACTTCTTCGTGAAGTCCTGGGAGGAAGAGGACCCGTCCGTGCGGTACATCCTCGGCCAGTCCGCCCCGCTGATCGCGCCCTACCGCGTGAGCGGCACCCTGGGCGCGAAGGTGAAGTAAGATGCCGTTGTATCGCGGCCTCGTAACGATCAAGCGTGACGGGCGGTACATTCCGCCCGGCACGCCGGTCGAAATGACCGAGAACGAAGCGAAAGCCCTCGGGCCTGCTCGCGTCGTTCTCGATCAGAACCCGGTTTCGGCCGTGGCCGAGATTGCTCTGGATTCCGCCAGCACGCTTGCTGGCATCGAGTCCGCCGGTGATGCCCCCGGCGACGCGCCGTCCGCTGATGAAGTCCCTCCCGCCTCGCATCAGACGGACGGCGCGAGCACTCGCGTCGTGGACATCGCGTCCGCAATCGACCTGCTCGACGAAAAGAAGGACTTCTTCAAGTCCGGCCATCGTCAGGGCAAGCCGAAGCAGAAGCCGATTGAAGAGATCGTCGGGTTCGACATCACCGACGAAGAGATCGACGCTGCTCTGGCATTGCGCGCTTCGGGCGTCTGATGCCGGTCGAGACCGACAACGATCTTCTGATCTTCCTCAACCCCGGCGAGTTCGGGGTTGAGGCGCGTTATGAAAGCCGCGACCCAGCCGTTGAGCCGAAGGACATCCCCGGCCAGTTCGACGACGAAGGAAGCAATTGGAATCCGAACCGTTGGAACGGGACGCAATTCCAAATGCAGATGGGCGCGAGCGTCACTTCATCCGGCCCGACGTTTCTCTGCCGCACGTCCGATCTGAACAAGGGCGGTCGCAAGGGCGAGAAGCTGACGATCAAGGGACAAGAATATCGGATCGAGGACAAGCGACCGGACGGCACCGGCCTGTCCTTGCTCTTGCTCATGGCGAACGACTGACATGGCGCATCCTCGTAAGCGAATCCGCGAAGCATTCCGAGCCCGGCTCGCCGAAAACGTTGATGGCGAGTACCGCACGGACGCGCAGTTTCGCGTGTACGCGAGCCGCATGGCTCCCGTGAACGAGGAAGAGTTGAAAGAGGATGGCCCGGCCATTCTCGTCTATGCGCGCATGGAGAAGTACAACCCCGAGAAGGACTACGGGGTCGAGGGCGACGCAACCTACATCGAGCGAGAGTTGACGCTTGTCACGGAGGCTATGCTGACCGGCGGCGAGACCGTTGACGACAAGCTCGACGACATGGCCGAACAGATGGAAGCGGCCTTCGAAGGCTTCGTGATCCCCGGTTTCGAGTCCGCGCGCATGCGGCTGCTCGAGTCCGACATCGACGTGATCACCGAGCAGGTCAAGCGCCCCATTGGCGCTATCGGCCTCGTTTGGCAGGTCATCTATCGCACCGCTTGGCGTCCGCGCGCCACGGCTGACAACATCGACGCCTCAATGGCGGACTTCCTGGCGGGGCGATAGTCATGGTGAAGTTTCTGCGCGATCCCGCGAGCACCGGCGGCGTGTCCGACCCGGAAGCTACCGACATCGATCGGCGCGCGCAGGATGTCGTCAAGTTCGGCAAGATCAAGGAAGTGGACTACAAGCGCCAGCCCCCGGCGTATCGCGTCTTGATCGGTGACGAGAACGACGAAGACAATCACAACATCACGGATTGGCTCCCGGCGGGCGGCATGCGCGCGAAGGGCGACCGCGAGACGCATTTCCTTGAGAAGGACGAGAAAGTCGTGCTGCTTGCCGAAGGCGGCGAGCTTGCGACTGCGCAGGTCTATCCGGCGGGCACGTACACGCCCGAGAATGAAGACGAGAAGGAAACGACCGACAAGGCTGGCGTCTGGCGCAAAATCTTCGCGAAGCCCAAGAGCAAGGGCGGTCAGGACGGCGAAGGCGGCGAGGGCGATGAAGGCGGCGGCGAAGGAGGCGAAGACGGCGGCGAGGACGGCGAAGGCGGCGAGGAAGATCAAATTCTCGGCGAGATCAGTTACGACCGCAATACGGGCGATTGGCTGATCAAGGGCATCAAAGACAAGGGCTCGATTACGCTCGAAGGATCGGGCTGCAAGATCGTCATGAAGGACGGCACGATCACGATGACGGCGAAGAACCTGAAGATCGAGATGGAAGAGAACGTCGAGATCGAGGCGGGCGAAGACTTCAAGTCCACGGCGGGCTCCGAGTCGGTCCACGAAGCAGAAGCCTTCGTGACCGTGGCTGAGACGTACCTGGGCGTTGATAGCGCTGACGACAAGCCGCAGGACAAGGTCGTCACCGAAGCAGGCCCCGCGAAGCAGACCTTCGCGAAGGTCGGCTAATAAGAGCGACCGGATCAGGCTGTAAGCGACCGTGCCGACGCGGCACGGTGCGCCTTATGGCGACCATTGACCTCAACACCGGCAAGCCTCTCGAAGGCATCGACGAAGTCTGGCAGTCGATTGCGACCATTCTGAGCACTTCGCTGAAGTCGCTCGTTATGGCCCGCGATTTCGGCTCGAAGATGCCGCGCCTTGTTGACCATGCCGTGTCGCCCGTCACGCTGATCGATTTCTACGCAGCCGTGCCGGAAGCGATCAATCGGAAGAGCCCTGAGACCTTGATGGCTGAAGAGCCTCGCTTCCGCATCATTCAGATGGAGCTTTCCGACATGACCGATCAGGGCCATGCCCAATTCGATATCGAGGGCATCTATTACCCGCGCGGCCATCTCGGCGACTACTCGGAAGCCCGAGACGCGCGGGGCCGCGTGATCCTTTCTGACAACATGGTCGTTGGGAGCTACGTCTAATGGACGCGCCGCTCCCGAACCTGCCGCTGCCTGTCATCGAGCGCGAGCCCGCGTTCCAGGCACTGTTCGACGCCCGCCTGACGCAGATGCGCGGCCTGCTTGAGACCGCCGGTCTCGATTGGGACACGTACATGCTGCGGTCGGACCCGATCAACAACTTCTGCCGCCATGCCGCCTATGGCGATCTGCTCTATGTCACGTCGCTCAACGACACGTTCCGCGCGACGCTGCTCGACTTCGGGCAGGGCGCGGACCTGATCGCGCAGGCGTCCGATTGGAACATGACGCAGGCAGTTGGCGAGTCCCTCGACGACCTGCGACGCCGCCTGCGCGAGCGGAAGAAGGGGCAGGGCGGCTTCACCGAGAATTGGTACAAGCGGTACGCCTTCGCCGCCGACCCGCTCCGCGTGGCCGACGTGGGCGTTGTGGGCGATGCCAAGGGTGGGGTTAAGGTCTCGATCCTGTCCACTGAAGGGGATGGCGTCGCTAGCCTCGCCTTGCTCGCGACCGTCACCGCCGCGCTGAACGATCCGCTCGTCCTGGGCGACAACGATCACGTCGATGTCGTCGCGGCCGTGATCCGCGTTGTCAACGTCGAGGCGGACGTGTGGCTCTTGCCGGAAGCCCCGGCGAGTGAGTTGCAGACGGCCGAAGATCGCCTGAAGACCGAGTTCGCGGCGGCGCGCCGCCTGGGATGGGACTTCACCGCTGACTTCGTGATCGCGTCCCTGCGCACGTCCGGCGTCCGCCGGATCGTCATGATCTCGCCTGCCGCCGACGACTACACGCGCGCGGAGCCGAATGAGGCCGTGGCGCTCGGCACCGTCAAGCTCAACTTCAAGGGTCGGTCCTATTGATGACCGACCTGATCGACATCGTCCCGCGCAACACGACGCCGCTTCAGCGGTCCGTTGTGAAGACTATCGACTCGCGCTCGCGCTATGCCGCGTTGGTGCAGTCGATCATCGACGTGCGCTATCTCGATGTCATCCCCGAAGACGTTCTGCCGTGGCTGTTGCGCCATTGGGGCCTCGAAGACGCGGCTGAGTTCGTCGCCGACCATCAGAGGCTCTACAAGGAAGGCAAGCGTTGGCAGACGCTCCGGGGCCGCGTGGAAGCCTATGAGATCGTCTTCGATTGGCTGGGCCTCGATGGCTTCTATGAGCGCGGAGATCACGGCGCTGTGCGCTGGGGCCTGTTCCAGATCGGGCTCACGGAGCGGCCTGACCAAGATGTGCTGCTCAACCTGATCGGGCTGGCGAACCTCTCCAAGAAGGCGTCGAGCGTTCTGGGCCGCATCTATGGCGGCTATGACATCCGGCCGATGCGCCTCGACATGATGCGCCTCGACGGTGCGCTGCTCGACGATTGGTCCGGCGTCTATCTCCCCGGCATCAAGCCGAAGCTTTCGTTCGGCAAGCAGCACGGCGAGGAAGTCGATTTCAACGTCGATATGGATGGCGGTGTCTTCACGTCCGTCGAGGGCGTCGCGCGCTTCGAGGAAGGCTTCGTGCTCGACCGCTCTCTGCTCGATGGCGAGGTCGTCGAGCCGTCCGTGGTCTCCATTCAGGCTTCGCTCTCGGGCGAGCAGATCGACTTCGCAAAGGAAGCGTTGATGCCTTGGCCGCGCGTGCCTTGGCCGAACGTCTCCTATTCCAACATTGAACAGTTCACGATTTACGGAGGACCCGATGGCACTTCTGGTTAATAGCGGGCGCGAAGGTCTCGCCGCCGCGTTGAAGTCTCGCACGATGTTTTTCGCCTGGGGGCGAGGGGACTCGTGGTGGGGGCAGACCGACGTGAAGAACTTCACGTTCTCGGGTTCGCCCGAGCGCTTCATGCTCGATCACGCGCCGGTCTCGGCGCTGGCCGTGAAGAGCGTCGATAGCGCTCTCACGTTCGAGACGCCGCGCGACTACACGTTCAACGCCAACACCGGCGCGGTGTCGCGCATCAACGGCGGCCAGATCGCGCTGGGCGCGACCGTCCAGGCTCAGGTTCAGTACGGCACGCCCGCCTTGGGCTCCGGGGAGACCGCCTTGGTCAACGAAGTTGGCCGTCGCATCGCGTCGTCGGTGGAGTTCGTTGTGCCGGACGACAACGGCAACATCAGCACGCCGGGCGGCCAGCGGTGGACGATCTCGACCACGGCGACGCGCTACCTCTATTGCAACGTCCTGTTCGATTACCTCGAAGCCGCGACCGAAACGATCCGCGAAGTCGGCATCTATGTCGATGGCACGCGCAAGCCGGGAGTGCCTGAAGGGCAACTGTACTTGACTCCCGATCAGGTCGCCGAACCGGGATACTTGCTCTTGCTCGACCGCTTCGCGGGCAAGGTCCGCTCCCCGAGTGAGCGGCAGGGATTCTCTTACGTTCTGGTGATCTGAATGGCAGACGCGCGCGACCAACTTCCGGCTTACATCAACACCTTCGACAAGACGAAGGGGTATCAGCGTCTCGTTGCGCACTATGACCGCTTCCTGACGAGCAACGAACTGAACGTCATTCAGGACATCGAAGCGAACCGCCTGAAGGGCGTCGCCGATGCCTTCTGGCGCGACGGTTCGCTTGTCTTCGGCGGTGCCATCGTGCTCGGGCCGATCATCAACGCGACCGTCGAAGCGCAGTTGGCGGCGGCCAAGGTCTACATTCGCGGCGCGGTGCATGACATCGAAGCCCGCAACTTCGTCATCTCGGCGGTCGGCACGGTCGTGATCGGCATCTGGCTCCGCACCTTCACCGTGACCTATGAGAACGATCCGACCCTCAAGGGTATGGCTCCGGGCACGCGGGCGCAGGGCGAGCCGGGCGCATCGGCGCTCGCGATGCTCGGCCGGTGGGGCTATGAGGGCGACGGCCAGGAAGGCGACTTCTTCCCGATCTATACCGTCAAGGACGGCACTATCGACACTCCGAACGAGCCCGGCATGGATGACGCCTGGGTGAACCTGCTCGCGCGCTATGACCGCGAGGCGCATGGCGGCTACGTCGTGGAGGGCTTCAACGTAAAGGCGCTCGGCCTCGACGAGTCCGGCAAGCAGACCTTCACCATCTCGGAAGGCACGATCAACGTTTGGGGCTACAAGCGGACCCGGCCCGCCTCCGCGCGCCTTCGCGTTACCGAAGAGCCCGAGATCATGCTGCTCGATGACGAGCCGCATGCAGTCAATTCCGGCACGCAGACGATCAAGGTGCGGTTCGCGCCCATCGCCTCGATCAAGGAAGTCACGATCATCGCCGAGAAGACGGTGACGTTGACGCATGGCAACTTCAGTGGTGCCTCCGATACTCTGCCCGATCCCACCGTCCTCTCGATCCGTCAGGTCAAGCAGGGCGCGACCACCTATGCGCCGACCTCCGACTACAAGTTGACCGGCGCGGCCGTGGATTGGTCGCCGAGCGGTGCGGAGGTTGCGCCGGGCTCGACCTATCAGGTCACGTATCGCTACCTGACCAACGCGGTCCCGACCAACATCACGCGCGATGGCTTCGACATCACCGGCGCGGCCGACGACACGACCGCGTTTATCAAGTACGAGACGAAGCTGCCGCGCTATGACGCCATCGTGGTCGATCAGCAAGGCGTGATCTCATACCTGAAGGGCATTAGCTCGCTGTACGCGCCGCAGCCGACGACCGTCGCGCCGACGCTGCACAAGCTGGCCGATGTCTACAACAATTGGGGTCTCGTCCCGACGATCAAGCAGGTCGCGACCGTCCGCATGCCGTTCGCCGATCTGCGCAGCCTCGAAACGATGGTCAGCGACCTCTACGCACTGGTTGCCGAAGAGCGGCTTCAGCGCGACGTGGATCGGAAGGAAGTCGCCTCGAAGCGCGGCGTGTTCGTCGATCCGATGCTCGACGACGACATGCGCGATCAGGGCCTTCCTCAGACCGGCGCGATCTTCGGCGGCCTGCTCTGGCTGCCGATCATCCCGACCGTCACGACGATGCCTGCCGACACGGGGCTCACGTACACGTTCGAGAACGTGTTCGAGCAGCGCCAGATCACCGGCGAATCGAAGATCAACCCCTATGCGTCGTTCGGCCCCCCGGCGACCGATGTCGCTCTCAACCCGTCCGTCGATCTTTGGACCGATACGCAGGACGTTTGGACCTCGGTCTTCACGTCTCGCGTCGCTTGGCAGCGCACCAACTTCGCCGCTGGCCCGCTGATCGGGACGACCACCGAGACGACGGATCGCATCGTCAACAACGCCACGGTCGCGGAAGAGACCATCCGTCAGCGCTCGGTCGCCTTCACGATCCACAAGTGGGGCTACAACGAAGTCCTGAAGAAGGTGACGTTCGACGACATCGACGTGACCCCGGCGGGCACCATCCGCGCGGACGGCAATGGCACGCTGACTTCGGCGTTTCAGATTCCGGCGAACGTTCCGGTCGGCGTGAAGCACGTTGCGTTCGAGGGCGTCGGCGGTTCGTCTGCCAATGCGCTCTATACCGCATACGGCTGGCTGACCACGATCACCAACGAACGCACCATCGTGACCACCTATTGGTATAGCGCCGACCCGCTTGCGCAGACCTTCCGTCTGAGCGAGCCCCGGCAGGCGCTCGGCGTGGACGTGAAGTTCACCAAGGTCGGCGACAAGAGCAAGCCGGTGCGGGTCCAAATCCGCGAGGTCGAGCTTGGCCTTCCGACCGAGCGCGTCGTCGCCGAGTCGATCCTCGACATGAACACCGTGAAGGTCATCGACCCGCTCTCGGTTGCGCCCCGCGTCGAAAGCGACTGGACCTTCGCCGCCTTCGAACGTCCCGTCACGCTCCGCGAGGATCGCAGCTATGCGATCACGCTTCTGACCGAAGACACGAACCATTCGGTCGCCATCGCCGACCTGGGCGGCTTCGACCAGATCAACGGATGGGTGACGAGCAACGCCTTCCCGCTCGGCACCTTCCTCGACGGCTCGGACTCGCGTACCTGGCTGCCCAAGCCGGGCCGCTCGCTGGGCTTCCGCCTGCGCTGCGCCAAGTTCACCCAAGCCGTGAAGACCATCGAGGTCGGTGATCTGCCGGTTGTGAATTGCTCGGACCTGATGCCGCTGCTCGCGGCCGAGCGCCCCGAAGGCACCGCTATCGAGGTCGAGTTCGAGGCCCCGAACGGCGCGAAGTATGTGACGGCCCCGGCTGTGAACGTCTCGCTTCCGCAGGCCATCACCGGCACGCTGAAGGTCCGTCTGCGCGTCACCGGAAAGACCAGCCTCTGGCCGATCATGCTGCCCTACGTTCAGGTTGTGGCTGGCGCGATCCAGGCGGATGGCGACTACATCACGCGCGCCTTCGAGGCGGGCACCGACTCGAAGGTCCGCCTGATCCTCGACGTGTATCTGCCCGGCACGGCGACGTTCGAGGCGAAAATCCAGACGGGCGTCAACGCTGGCTTGCCGGTGTGGTCCGCCTCGAACGCGCTGACGCTCGAAAAGGCCACGCCGCTCGGCGACGGCTGGGAAGAGCGCCAGTACATGCTCGATCACGTCAACCTCGCCACGTCGCGCGCGTATGTGAAGATCAGCGGCGGCCCCGCTGCTCGCTCCAACGCTCGCAACATCCGCGCCGTCGCAGTCAAGTCCACCACGGGTTAATAGGCCATGCCGAACGATAGCACGACGCGCGGTTATCCGCTCCCGCATCCCGACAACGTTGCGCGTGACGACGCGCAGCGGATTCGGGACGCGATCACCGCGATCAGCGAAGACTTGGAAGGCATGGGCATCGAGCCCGCGTCCGAGACCGAGATCGGCGGCGTCCGCCTTGCCACGGCAGCCGAAGCGACCGCAGGCGCGACGCAGGCCGCCGTTCCCGTCGTGAAGCGCGTCATGGACATGATCACGTCGGCTACGACCGCGCTGCACACGACCATCGTCGGTCAGTACGGCGCTGCGATCACGTCGGCCATCAACGATCTGAAGGGCGGCGTCGAACCGGCCTATGACACGCTTGTCGAGATCGCTGCGAAGCTTACCGACATGACGCAGATCAACGCGATCCTCGACTCGCTCGCGAAGCGTCTGCGCATCGACACGGCCGCGCAGGGGTTGGATGCGACCTCGCAAGCGAATGGTCGGGCCAACCTGGGCCTGGGCAACATCGCTATCGCCAATGGCGTCGTGCTGGCCGATCTCCGCTCCGCAACGGGGCAGGGCGTCCTCACGACTGACATCATGTGGCAGGCCACGCAGTTCAAGAACTACGGCGCGAGCGGCGCAGGCACGGTGCAGATCGACTGCACGCAGGGCTCGCGCTGGACCGTCACGCTCACGGGCAACGTCGTCGTCAGCCTGAACAACCCCAAGGACGGTCAGGTCGTCGATGTCGTGTTCATTCAAGACCCGACCGGCAGCCGAACGGTTGGCTGGAACAGCAACATCCGCTTCCCTGACAACATTGTCCCCAGCGTCTACGCCGGTGCGGGCGCGATTGCGGTGGTCGTGTCCGCCGAGTATCACGCTGGCGTGGGCGCTTGGATCGCGGCGGGCTGGAAGGTCTGGTAATGCTGATCCTTCCGTTTCGTCGCATCATCCCGAGCGCTTTTCCGCCGGTCACTCCCGGCAGCATGGCTTGGACGACGCCGGGCACCTACACCTTCACCGTCCCCGCGCACCGCAACTTCAACTATGACGTTCGCGGGGCTGGCGGTGGCGGGCAGGGGCCGGGCGGCATGGTCCTCACCACCCCGCCGTTCGGCATGACCTTCAGTCCGGGCGGCACGGGCGACACTGGCGGCACGTCACAAGTCTACCTGCAACAGAACCCCGCGCTTCTGAACGTCATCGGCTTTGGCGGCCAAGGCGGCGCGAACCAAGCAACGGGTGCCGCTGGCACTGCGCAGGGCGGCGACCAGAACATCACCGGAGGCGGCGCGGCTGGCGGCGCAGGCGGTTATCTCGCAAGCGGTGATAGCCCTGTTCAATCAGGATATGGAGGCTATGGCGCTCGCGCGACTAGGAGCCATCTCAGGGGCATTATCTTGATCGGGCAGACTTTGGTGATCAATGTCGGCACCGGCGGCGCTCCCGGCGGCTACGGCGCGAACAGTACGCCATTCAACTTCGCTCAATCGCCGGGGGCCTACGGCTCCAACGGCGCAGTCTACATCTCATGGAGCTAAACGTGAAAATCATTGTTCAGGAAACGTCCCAGGGCGTCTTCACGCAACTCCCTTACGGGCAGACGATCTCTGTCGGCGAGGCTCAACAGAGTTGGCAGATTGTCGAGCTTTGGTCGGACGCGGACCTTAAGAAGATCGGCGTCTACAGGGTTGCCCCCGCGACCGCGCCTGACGGCTATAAGATCGTAAGCACGACCATCAAGCGCGTGGACGGCGTCGTGACGCAGGTCGCAATGACGGAGCGCTTGCCGCCGCCGGTGCTAAAGGCCAGCGCGCGCCAACTCCGTCTGGCGATGAACGCCCTGGGGCTCCGCGACGAAATCGAAGAGTACGTCGCTTCGCAGTCGCGCGACGTGCAAGATAGCTGGCAGTGGACGACGGAGTTCGACATGAATCATCCGTTCGTCATTGGCTGCGCCGAGCAGTTGAACAAGAGCGAAGCGGAGCTTGTCGCGCTCTTCACGCTCGCGCAAGGCATCGAGTAAGGGATACCCAAACGGTCCCGACGCCGGGCAGGGTGATCGCTAGGGTACGCTCAATCCCAATACTGAGGATTGAGAGAACAGATGTCCCTTACCGATTTCCTTCACGGCGTCGAGACTGTCGTCGTCGATAGCGGCCCCCGGCCGATCCAGACCGTCCGCTCGTCCGTCATCGGATTGATCGGCACCGCTCCCCTCGCGAACGAAGTGGCGTTCCCCCTCGACACCCCCGTGCTCGTCAACCGTCGTCAGGCGGCGGCCATGATCGGCGCGACCGGCACGCTGCCGCAGGCCATCGACTCGATTTACGATCAGGGCGGTGCGCTCATCGTCGTGGTCCGCGTCGCTGATGCGGAGACCGAGAACGAGCAGCTTTCCAAGGTCATCGGCGGCGTCGATGCCGACACCGGCGCGTTCACCGGCATTCACGTCTTCCGCGCGGCCGAAGCCGAGTGCGGCGTGTCCCCGATGATCCTGATCGCACCGGGCTTCACGCATCAGCGTCCGCTCGGCGTTTCCGGTCATACCGTTACCGCGCAGGGCAACGGCTACACCCAGGCGACCGTGGCCTTCACGGGCGGCGGTGCGGGCGCGGTGCTGCCGACCGCGAAGCCGATCATCACCGGCGGCAAGATCACTGGCCTTGAGTTTGACTCGCTCGGCTTCGGCATCGTCTCGCCGCTGACCGCGACCGTCACCGGCGACGGCACCGGCGCGACCATCACGATCCAGATCGGCGCTTCGGCGAACCCGGTCGTCAGCGAGTTGAAGCAACTGGCTGATGGCTTCAAGGCGCACATCATCGCCGATGGTCCCTCGACCACCGATGCCGCTGCGTTCGCCTATCGCAACGACCACGGCACGCGCCGCGTGTTCATCGTTGATCCGACCGTCTCGGGTTGGTCCGTGAAGACCAGCACCTACGCGCTCGAACACTCGTCCGCCCGAGTGGCTGGCCTGATCTCGCGCGTGGACAACGAGAAGGGCTTTTGGGAGTCGCCGTCGAACAAGGAAGTCTATGGCATCGGCGGCCTGGGCCGTCCCATCGACTACGCCTACGGCGACAAGAACAGCCGCGCAAACATTCTCAACGAGAATGAGATCGCGACGTTCATCCGCGACGAAGGTTGGTATCTGTGGGGCAACCGCACCTGCTCGGCCGATCCGAAGTTCGCCTTCCTGTCCGTCTCGCGTACCGGCGACATGATCGACATCTCCATCGCGAAGGCCCATCGCTGGGCGGTGGATCGCTCGATCACCAAGCAGTATTTCGAGGATGTGACCGCGTCGGTGAAGGCGTACATGCGCCAGCTTCGCGTGCGCGGTGCGATCCTCGGTGGTGACTGCTGGGTCGATCCCGAGTTCAACACCGAAGCCGACATCTCGCAGGGTCATGTGACGTTCTCGTATGACTTCACCCCGCCGTACCCGGCCGAGCGTGTGACCTTCCGGTCGCATCTCGTCTCGGACTACATCCGCAACCTCTTCGCATAACGGGGACGAAAGATGATCCCGCGCGTACTTCGCAACTTCAATAGCTTCGTGAATGGCGTCGGCTATGCCGGTCGCATTTCCGAAGTCGAGCTGCCCGAGCTTTCGGTGAAGACCGAAGAGTATCGCGGCGGCGGTATGGACGGCAATGTCGAGTTGGACATGGGGTTGGAGACTCTGACCGCCAAGTTCACCTTCGGCGAGTATGCCAACCAGATTCTCGGCCTTTGGGGCAACATGGACGGCAACGCCGCCCGTATCCAGCTTCGCGGCGCTCTTCAGCGCGACGGCGAGACTGCGGTCCCGATGACTGTCGATCTGCACGGCGGCTTCAAGAAGAACACGCTGGGCCCTTGGAAAGCAGGCGACCTGACGCAGAACGAAGCCGAGATGTCCATCCGGTATCTGAAGATTCAGATTCAGGACACCGTCGTTGTCGAGATCGACATCGACAACATGATCCGCATCGTCAACGGCGTGGATCAGCTTGCCTCCATTCGCACTGCGATGGGCATGTAATCATCACCACCAACGGCCGACCTCGCTACGGCGGGTCGGCCACAATTAAGCGGGAGAACTAGACTGTGACTGAAAAGAAAGACATGCGGCTGTCTGCCGAAGTGACGCTCGACTTCCCGGTGGAAGTGGATGGCACGTCCTACAAGTCGCTGACCATGCGTCGGCCGAAGACGAAGGACTCTCTGAAGGCCGCGAAGTTCAAGGGCCACGATGCCGACAAGGGCATCCTGCTTCTGTCCGATCTCTGCAACGTTTCGCCGGACGTGATCCAAGAGCTTGACGAGATCGACGCGATGAAGCTCGGGGTGCAACTCGATGCTTTTCGTGGGGGTCAGTCGAGCTAAGCGATCTCCGCAAGGGGATTTTGACGCTCATTCGGCTGACCAAGGGCGGCTTCACGATCTCAGAGGTCGAGGAAATGTCCCTCGACGACTTCTACGGTTGGCTTGAAGACGCCACTAAGCTTCAGGCCGACATCAACAAGGCGATGAAGGCAAAGTAACATGGCGACCGGCTTCTCCGTTTTCGTCAACATCGGAGGCAAGGTCAGCCCCAGCCTCAACGCCGCAGTCAACGCAGCGAAGACCCAGGTCAACGGCCTCGGGGCTTCGCTCGCTGCCATGGCTGCCAAAATGAACGCGCCGTTCGCGGCCGTGAACCAACACCTTGCCAATACCTCGAAGCGGATGGCCGCGATGCAGCGCCATGGCCGCAATGCGACGCTCGGCGTCACGACGCCCGCCGCGTGGTTCGGCGCGAGCATGATCAAGGATGCGGCCGAGTTCGCCAAGGCTGGCAACATGGTCGAGGCATTGGGCGAAGCTACGAAAGAGCAGCGCCTTGAGCTTTCGAAAATGTCGCAGGACTTGGCTGGTCGGTTCGACGCCGGTGGTGCTACGGGCATCCTGAAGTCGGCGACCGAGCTTCTGAAGGCGGGCTTCACCTTCGAGCAGGCCAAGGGTGCGCTCGAACAGGTCTTGGCCGCGTCCGCCCTGGCGGGCGATATGACGCCTGCGGATGTCGGCGCGTCACTGAGCAAGACGATCACGCAATTCCGCATGCCCATGAAGACGTATGAACAAGCGATGAAGTCTTCGACCATCGTCACCGACCGCATGGTCTACGCGGCGGTGTCAACGGTCGCGTCCATGAAGGACATCTCGGAGTCGTTCAAGTACGCAGGCGGCGTCGCCTCGACCACGGGCAACTCGCTCGACTCCGTCACGGCGATGGTCATGGCGTTCGCGAAGGCCGGTGTACTCGGCTCCGAAGCTGGCGTCGCGCTGCGCTCCGCAATCGTCCGTCTCGTCAAGATGCCGAAGGGCGGCATGAAGGCGTTGAGCCGGATCGGCATGAACCTGTCTGACTACACCCAGGCGCGGCCCGTCACTGCCGACACCGTTGTCGAAAACCTGAAGGGCGACGGCATCGACGCGAGCGGCGTGAAGGCACAGATCGCGAAGGCTATCAAGAACCACAAGGGCGACTCCGCTGGGATGTCGGCCGAAATCACGAAGGCCGTTCAGGGTGCCATCGGCAGTTCTTCGGCGGTTGATGCCGACAAGATTTCGGAGTCGGTGAATGACGCGCTGACTGCTGCCGGGTCGAAGGTGGACATCACGAAGTTCATGACCGATCTGAAGAAGAAGTTAGACGACGGTGTCGCGACGACCGGCGACATCGCGCAGATCCTCGAAGCCCGCCACATCTCGCGTTACATGGCGTTGTTGAAGGCCGATCTGCCCGCGATGATCAAGGAAGTCGAAGAGAAGTCGGATGGCTATTCGCAGCGGCAATACAAGATCGCCAACCAAGGCTTGCCCGCGATCCTTCTTAAGCTCGGCGCTGCCTGGGAGAAGTTTCGCAACACTATTGTCGACTCCGTTGGCGATGACATCGCCAATGCCTTCACGAAGCTTGCGGACTCGTTGCAGAAGCTGTCGGAGACGAACCCGGCGTTGTTGAAGACCGGCGTCTACTTCGCCGCTGCGGCTGCCGCTGCCGGTCCGCTGCTCTTCGTCCTGGGCGCGCTCGGCCGCGTTGGGCTGCTCGCGATGCGCGGTCTCAACGTCGCCTTGCTCGGCATGCTGTTGCCGTTCCGCTTGCTCGCCGGGGTGATCACTGGCGTCGGCTCTGCCGCTGTAGGCCGCTTGGCGGCGATGGCAGTGGGCTTCCGCATGCTGACGGCTCTTGGGGCAGGGGCGACGCTGTCGGCCCTGGGCGGCTCTCTGCTCGCCCTGGGGCGGTCGATCCTGCTCTTCCCGCTGACGGCGCTGCGCGCTATCGGCCTTGCCATGTGGGCGCTTGTCGCCAACCCGGTCGGGCTGATCATCACGGCGTTGGTCGTCGCCCTGACGGCCCTTGGCGTGTGGGTCTACAACAATTGGGCGGGCATCAAGGAGTTCTTCTCCGGGTTCGGGAAGGGCTTCATGGACGGTCTCGGCCCGGCCGGACCGGCCGTGAAGGCAATCTCCGATGGTTTGGCCTCCGTCTACAATTGGATGTCGCAGTTGCTCGGCCCGCTCGACGCGACCAACGCGAAGTGGCGCGAGTGGGGGACGACTGTTGGCGGCGTTGCAGCGTCGGGCGTGCGGTCGGTCATCTCCGCGATCCAAAGCTTGATTGGCTTCTTCGGCGCGGCCATCGACAAGGCGACGTCGCTGGGCAGCGCGATCAAGAACATCTTTAGCAGCGGCGGCGGCAAGGGTGCCCCGGCAGGCGGTGCGGCCCCTGCGCCCATTGCTGGCGCTCGCGCGCTGGGCGGCCCTGTGAGCTACGGCAAGCCGTATCTTGTCGGCGAGCAAGGCCCCGAGCTTTTCGTGCCCGGCATGTCCGGCCGCATCGAGTCGAACGACAAGCTGCGCAGTCTGACCTCGGACGGCGCGGCGGCGGTCGCCAGTTCGAGCGAAAGCAACACGGCCGTGTCGCGCACCAACACGGCGCAGATCACCGTCCAAGTTCAGGGCGGCAACCCCAACGATGTTCGTCGGGCGGCTGAAGACGCGGTCTACGCGGCCTTCGCGCGGCTCGAGTCTGAGCAGCGTGGACTCTTGAGCGACTGACATGCAGAGCACCGTCCTTCTCGCGCTCGGCGCGTACCGCTTCTCGATCAACACCGGCGCCTATCAGAAGTTCGACCGGACTTCCGCCTGGCGCTGGCCGTCCACGGAGCGGATCGGCATGGCCCCGGCACCGCAATACGTCGGCCCCGGCGAAGACACGATCACGCTCGATGGCGTGATCTATCCGCACTATCGCGGCGGTTTGCGGCAGGTCGATCAGATGCGCGCGCAGGCCGGTCTCGGGCAGCCGCTCCCGCTCGTTACCGGGTTCGGACGATATCTTGGCAACTACGTGATCGAGAAGATCAGGGAGGGGCAAGAGACCCTGATGTCTGACGGCGCGCCCCGTAAGATCGAGTTCACGATTGATCTGAAGGCTTATGTCTGATGGAGCAGTATTTGACCATCGAAGGCGATACGGTTGACCTGATCGCCTACAACCGCTTCGGCGTCACGCACGGCGCGACGGAGGCGATCCTGCGCGCCAACCCCGGCCTCGCTGCGGCGGGGACGAAGCTGCCCCAGGGGATGTCCATCAACATTCCGGCCTTCACTGTGAAGAAGACCAACACGGCCGCGAGGATTTGGTCGTGACGCCCGCTGCTCGCATCCTGCTCGACGGCCGGGACATCACGGCCAACCTGATCCCGGCACCCTTCGGCCTGCCCTTGGAAGGCGGCGGCCACGTCATTCCCGGCGGCGTCCTGGGTGGCGGCCCGCTGCTCTCGCTGACCGTTCAGGACAATGAGGGCAAGAAGTCCGATAGCTGCGAGCTTGAGATCGACAATCGTGAGTACATCCCTGCGCCGGGCAAGGGCTCGAAGCTTCAGGTCTCGCTCGGCTTCGTCGAGACCGGCGTCAACTACATGGGGACCTTCCTCATCGACTCGTGGACGAAGAAGGGGCGGCCCAAGATCATGACTGTGACGGCGAAGGCCGCAGGTCTGACCACGGAAATCAAGTCGCCGAAGTCGCGCTCGTATCATGAGAAGAGCGTCGATGACATCGTGCAGTACATCGCCGGGCGCAACGGCCTGTCGGCCATCGTCAACGGCGAGGTCGGCGGGATCAAGATCGACCACATCGATCAGTCGAGTGAGTCCGATTTGAACTTCCTGACGCGCTTGGCGGGCCGCGTGGGCGCAAATTTCAAGCTCGCCGATGAAAAGGTCATCTTCAACAAAGCGGGCTCTGGCAGCCTTCCCAGCGGCGGCGCAGCCCCTACCTTCGTGCTGACCGAGATCGGCGTCACCGATTGGGATTGCACCGGCTCGACGCGCGGCGACTACAAGTCGGTCGAGGCGGCGTGGCACAACATCAAGAAGGGCGAGCGCGAGTGGGTAAAGGAAGGCGGCGGCTCGCCGATCTTCCGCAGCCGCAAGCTCTTCAAGACCAAGGAAGAAGCGCAGGCGCAGGCCAAGGCCACGAAGGGCGCGCTCGCTCGCGGCAAGAAGGTCTTCGCGGCCAACTTCCTGGGGCGCACTGAGATGTTCGCCGGGGCCGGTCTGACGGCCATCGGCTTCGATCCCGACTGCGACGGCAGCTACACGATCAAGTCCGCCACGCATCGCCTGAACGATCAAGGTCTCTCGACGCGCATCTCATGCGAGACTTCCGGCGAAGGAAGCGACGACTTTTGGGGCGGCGGGGGCGGGGAGTAGGGCGACTCGAACGGCCCTGCGCAATTCGTTCCGCTCGGCAATCATGTTCTCAACAAATTGGAGAACGTGATGTCGATCAGCATCAAGAACGGAATGGGCTATCGGAACGGAGCGGCGATGCCGTTCGTCAAGAGCCCGAACCACGGCGGCGCTCTGAAGCCGCGTTTCATCGTAATCCACGACACGGCGTCGGGCCTCAAGGACGACGGCGACATTTCGTGGCTGACCAACCCGGCGGCGAAGGTCTCGGCGCATGTCGTCGTGAGCCGTCAGGGCAAGATCACCCAGCTTGTACCGTTCAACGTCGTGGCATGGCACGCCGGGCAGTCCCAATGGAAGGGGCTGAAGTTCATGAACAGCTACGCGGTCGGCATCGAGATCGACAACCCCGGCAAGCTTCAGAAGGTGTCGGAGGGCGTCTACAAGAACGAAATCTGCACCATCGACACGAACAAGGACCCGTCGCTGAAGGTCGAGTACGCGAAGACCACGGCGCACGGTGCGGGCTACTGGCTGCACTACAGCCCCGAGCAGATTGCGGCCGTCACCGACCTGTGCTTCGCGCTCGCGCAGACCTTCAAGATTGAGGACATCATCACGCATTGGATGATCTCGCCGGGCCGCAAGATCGATACCAACCCGCTGTATCCGCTGGATCAGTTGAAGGCTTCGGCGCTTCCGTATCATCCGGTCGGCCTTCTCTCGGCGCCGGAAGGCGGCGAGCGCCACGACACCGACGAAGCCGGTGAAGAGCAGGTCGATCTCGAACCGCACAGCGATGTCCGTGACGAGAGTGCGACCGCGCCGGGCAAGCTGAAGGCGTTCATCAAGAGCAAGCTCACGGCGGCCTCCGGCCTCTTCGGTGGCCTGTCCATCACGTCCTTCCTGGGCGTGCTTCAGGATTGGAAGGTCATCGTCGCCCTGGGCACCTTCATCCTGATCGGCCTCGCTCTCTGGATTTGGCTGGAAAAGGAATGATCAAGAAGTTCTTCACGGACGCCTTTGAGTCCACGGCGATCAGCGACTTCCTATGGGCAGCGGCGACTTCCGAGATCGCGCTGTCCGCCCTGAGCGTTCTGATCGTCGTGGCCGCAATCGTCGGCTACCTGCCCATCGTGAGCACGCTGCTCGGCGGCTACGCGAAGACCGCCAAGCTCGTCTTCATCCTCGCTCTGACGGCGCTCGTCTTCCTGCTCGGCTTCAGAACTGCCGACCATCGGGCCGAAGCGAAGATCCTTCGCGATCAAATCGCGGCGCGCGACGACGTGATCGCTCGGCAGAAGTCGAGTCTCGACATGGCGCTCGACGCCGCCGAGACGGCGAGCAAGCAGCGTGACGAAGCGGCGCAGCGCGCCTTGGAAGCACAGGACGAAATCGATGACTATGAAAAACGCCTCAAGGCTCGGCCGAACGCTGCTTGCCTGCTCACTCCTGACGATTTCCCTGTCGGCGTGCAAGACCACGGAAAGCGTTAGGCCGTCGCCGGACTTCAGCGTCCCGCACGAGTCCACGCTCGTTCTCGACGAAGTGCCCGCTCCGAAGGTGGTGCCCGGCATGGACGCGCGCGTTGCGTGGAAGCTCGAACAGGCCGCTCGTAAGGAAGCGAACAAGCGTCTCCGGATCTCTCGTTCCAACGTGCGCGAAGTGCGCCTCAAGGCGTCGGCCAAAGCCAAATGATCACTATGGAAGAAGGCGTAGCTCTTACGGTCGTCGGGCTCGTTGGCTCGGCTGTCGGGTATGTCATCCGCAATGCCATCGCGCACACGAAGAATGAGGCGTCCGCGAAGGCGGGGCAGGCCATTGCCAATGAGGCGAAAGCCGCGGCGGCGGAAGCCCACCGGCTGGCTGCCGCGACCGAGCGCGAGCTTTCGCAGTTCCGCGAAAAGGTCGCGCTGGAATACGCGACCATTCACCTGATCGACCGCCTCGAAGAGCGGTTGGTGCGCTCGCTCGACCGGATCGGGGAGCGGTTCGACGCGTTCCTGACTTCGCAGAGCGGAAAGGCATCATGAGTACGGGTGGCGGGCGGAAGGAAGCTATTGTAATCCGGAACGGCCCTTAGCGTGGCCTCGTATCCTTGATATGTTGTCCCGCCATACTTCCGATGATTCGTTCGAAGGGGGCAAATGACCTGGCTAGAGTTTTTCAAGACATTCGCGGGGCCAATGGCGACGGTCATTGCCTCCGTTACGGCCGGCGTCGTGGCGATCTGGTTTGGCACCGTCCAGGCCGGTATCGCACGGAGCCAAGCGGCCACTTCAGCCGCGCAGAAGGATATTGCGAATGCTCAGTTAAAAATCGCATTCGACAAGTTAAAGCATGACCTATTCGACAAACGGTACGAAATTTATCTTGCGGCAAAAGGCGTCATCGAGGCGATATTCAATCATTCTCCTGTGAACGATGCTGATCCGGCATTAAAGAAGTTGCGCCTTAAACTAGACGAAGCTCGTTTCTTCTTTCCACCCGACACCCTAGCCTTCTGTGAGAACATCGAGAAGTTAGTGTACGAAGTGCTCGTCGCGTCTCGGGCCGCAAGTGGTTACTCGGAAGACCGACCGGAACGACATGAGTTGAGGGATCAACAGGCCAAGGGCGAAATCCAGTTGGCAAGAATTTACGAGGAGCTTGCGAAACGGTTTGAGCGAGATCTAGGCTTTGAGCAGCTCACCAAGCCAGTAGCGTGACGTTCCAGATCACTGCGTCGAACGATAGTTCCGTCGAGCCGGACGAAGGCTGGGATAAAGGCTACTGAACTGATCTCGCGGCGCGGCACGCAACTGGCTTTCCTGTCTGTGACCTTAATGGAGAAGCCCCGTGTCCCGTGAGAATCCCTTTGCCGTCCCCTTCGATGGTCCCGCAATCGATTGGGTGCCTATTGTGCCGGGTGCGAATCCCCTTGCGCAGCCGATCCGTGCGATCCGCGCGAACACCGCTGGCACCGTCACCGTGACGCTGAAGCGCGGCGGCGCGAGCCGCACCATGAACTTCGCCGCCGGTGAAACGCGGACCATTTGGGCTACGCACGTCACGGCCGCGACCGCGACCGGCTTGGAAGGGGCAGTCTGATGCGGCTCGGGTTCGGCATTGGTCTGTCCTATCCGCTCGCTGGGGTAGCCCTCCCGCCGAACTTCATGTCCTATTCTGAGGATGTGTCGAAGTTCTCATGGCTTACGGGCGGCACGGGAGCGGCGATCCCTCGCGTGTTCTCGAATGGCGCGACGTTGGCTGTTGGGGCTCGGCAGCCGCTGCCCGACATCCCCGGCGGCGAAGCTGGCAAGGGTTTTACCTGCACGGGTTTTTGCCAGGACCCCGATAGCACCGACGTTTGGGTCGGTAACTTCGGAGGGACACGCGGCTCCGGCGGCGTCACGACGCCGACCAGCATCGTGCGGCTGTCGGCTGACGGTTCGACCTTGGTCTCGCAAATCCAGACGGTGCAAGGCATCGGCGGGTTGCAGGGTGTCACGTTCGTCACGGCAGGCGCATTGCGTTGCTTGGCTTACGTCAGCGGTGCCGACAACAGCGTCCGCTTCGTGAATCGCGACGGCTCCGTTCCGCGCAGTCCGCTTGTGCTGCCCTTCGTGGCGAACGCGCTGTCGTGGGACGACGCGCGTCAAGCTTTGTGCGCCAGCGATGCGACTAACGGCGACGTATGGTGGGTGACGCTGAACGGCGTGTTCTTGCGATACGCCGACTTCAACGGCGGATGGGGCGGCCCCATCGACCATATCTGCGTGGACCCGTCGCGAGGGGCTGCCGGGTATCTCTGGCTTACCGCTGGCGCGAACGGCTCGCCGGGCATGTTGCTCGCTTGGGACATCGCCAAAGATCAACTTGTCAATCGGTGGCTGCTCGATAGCGCGCAGGCCGTCGAGGGCTTGCTGGTCAGTGGCACGACGCTCAAGGTTGTGAGCGACGGCTACTACCATATGTTCGGCAGCGCGCCCAACTCGGCGGCTCCGTACAACGTCAACGAGATGCAGACCTACACGATCCCCGCCGTTACTCAGTGGCGCTACTCCCGCGTTTTCAAGGCGGGCGAGATCGTCGGTCCTCCGGTTGCTGGCGGGCGTCAGCCCTACCGCCTGATCCTCGACCGTGGAGACGGCAACACGAGCGCTGACTTCACTCTCATCACGCGCGACGCAGACGCCTCGATCAACGGGCAGGTTGCCATTATGGCGTGGACGGGGAAGTCGATTGACCCCGCCGTCACCGCCAATATGGCAATGCGGCTGCTCAACGGAGCGGCGACGAACTTCACGTTCGGGGCGGACTACGTGCGCCGCTCGCTCTCGGCGACGTTCGCGAGCGGTGCGAACAACACGCAGCTTGGCACGCGAGGCACGATGTCGCCCGACAACATTGTCAACGTGGTTGGGACGGCTCTCGCCGTGAACCTCGGATCGGCGGCACTCGAATACGCTGCCCGCCCCGGAGCCTAATCAGTCGATTGCGTGAACACTATCCTGCGTCGTCCAGACGCAGGATTTCTCTCCCTTCGGCCGGATGCAGGCGACGTAAGCGTTGGGGACTTCGACAACGAAGATATCCATCCCCTTGCCGTAGGATTTGCAGCCTTCGGCCGCGCCCTTCGCGAGACCCGCATCAAAGTCCGCCTTCGCCGTCTTCAACACGGCCTGCAAACCTTCGAGCATAGGGCAGGCCAGGGCGGTCGTGTGCAACACGCCGGATTGCCCGACTTCCAATCGCTTTGCCGCTTCCGCAGAGACGACCGTGGCGATCACGGCGGCGGTTGCAAGGGCTACTCGAATGGGCATGTCACGGGCCTCCTAATCGCTACTGTAAGCCATCGCCGGAACGACTTCCGGAACTGACTTGGAGCACAGTCATGAAGAAGTAAACCCTTCTCATGTCCACCTTGAATCGAACTTTTTGATCCGAGACCCGATCTCGTTCTGACGGCGGCCTCCGTACCCGCCCGGCAATGCAACAGTGTCGCAACCGTTCCGACGACCGCGATCCGCAAGAATGCCTTGAGAACGATAAGGGAGCCGTGGGCGACACGGCTTTGAGAGACCCGCCGGGGAGACCCGCGCGGGTCTCATGTATTTATGGCCCGATTCTTCACCGCTGGGCTGACCCGCCCCGTCGCTTGCCACGGGGCTTTTTCAGCTCCATCGCGATTTGCTGTTCCGCCTGGGTAAATTCCAAAACCTCTATGATCTTGTAGTGTGCCGTACCATCGCGAGTTGTTGGCGGGGTGACCTCCATCCGCACGCGGTATCGGTCGTTGAGGAAGGAGCCGCCGCGCGCAATCGCATCCCGCGCTATGCTCGTGCCCCGTACGTCGGCGTAGATCGGTTTGTTGCGATACAGGAATCGCCAGTTCTGAGCCTTGGTGTCGAACACTGGACCGTACGACCAGAGTGTGCCCGTGACCGTCCGCGTCTTCTGAGGTTCTTCCTCAGCGACCAAGATAGGCCCGCCATCCTCGCACGAAGCAATGATGTCCTCGACATCGCGCTGCCGGTACTCGACCATCCGTACTTCATCAGTGCCGAACTTGATGGTTTTGCCCCGGCCGTTCTGCAACGGCGCCAACGCCTCTTCTACTGCGTCCAGCACTTCCCTGTTTTGCGCGAGTTGGAACACGTCCTTGCTGATTTGAATGGTGTTGTTGTCGCCCTCGATTTTTAGGACCAGCGTGCCTGGCGAATCTTTGATCTCGGCAACCTTGTCGATCTTGCGGCCGCGTTTCCATTTCAAATAGCCGAACACGCTTCCGACAATACCAGCCGTGCCGGTGACGATGATGCCGAGACGCTTAAGCAGCTCGGCGAGTTCGACGTGGTTGCTCTGTAGGAAGTCGGTGATGTCCTTGAGGATCTGGACCACTTCGAAATTGATGTGAAAACAGCGGTGCTCGAAGTCGGAAGCGACGAGCACGCGCACTCGCGCCTTGTCTTGGTTCAGCTCATCATTCGCGGCGCGGATCATCTTGCCAAAGGCGATCAGCGCCGGTCCGAGTTCTTCGACATCCATCGTGTGGTCATCAGGATTTTCCCCGACGTATTGAACCTGGAACGCCTGCCATTCGTCGTCAGCCAATCCTACCCCCTGCCAAGCGAGCGGAACTCCAACTCTACAACCAGTGCGACGGAACAGCATACGAGTGAATGTATTGACTTCCCGGCTTTGTTGTTCGCTATTTGTTCTCTTGGCTGTAGATCGGAGAGGCTTGGCAACTCGGCTGGCGCGTTACCGCGCGGTGCGCATTCGGCAATAGCGACGGCATGCGCTCGATTCGGTCGTGCGTCTATCAGTACGACCTCGATCTGCAGGTGCAGAAAGCCAGGAAGGTCGGATGAAACGCGATAAAGCCGGAAGCTGGGCCGACGGGTCCGGAACGGCCTCCGACGAAAAAAAAGGTGGGGAAAATTTGCCCAGCTCTGGCGCTTGAAAAGCCTGCAAAGGACCATCGGGTATGGACACTCGCCCCGAACAACACAGACGCATTATGCGCAGCGTCGGCAGTAAGCACACGGGGCCGGAGATGGCCGTACGGCGGCTAGTCCACGGACTCGGCTATCGATACCGGCTGCACCTCCCGGATCTCGTTCTTGCAAGGCACAAGGTCGCCATCTTCGTGCACGGTTGCCTCTGGCATGGGCACCGCTGCTCCAAGGGCCGGCTCCCGAAGACGAGACTTGATTTTTGGGTTTGCGAAGCTTGCCGCTTAGCGGCTCGCTGAAAGAAAAAGACCGCCCAAGTCGTGGCGGCCTGCTTCCGTCGACATCCGGGAAGGTCAGGCCGCCTCGTCTAGCACTTTCTCATAGGCGCTCAGGCTTCCTTTTAAAGCCGCTTCTAGTTCCGCGTGAGATTCGATTGCCGCGTTCGCAACCCTGACCGCCTCAGCTTCAATGGCCTTATCTCGGGGAAGCTGATCATGTTGGTACAGCCACGTGGCGACGGCCGCCCAATCGTAAAGGGATGTTTTCGAGGTCACTCGCGCTACTGGGGGCGGGAAATTCTCTGCCCGGTCTCCCTTGGAATAGTTAGTGATTGCTGCGCGCGACAAGCCCGTGCGCGCAGCAATATCTGACAGACTGACCAGCGGATCAGGCTCTACTCGGTCCACGTGCGCCCCGGCCTTCGCCACGCAATCTACTGCCGAACAAATAGCAGCATCGATGGATACCGCATCGCGGGCAAAATCCACGATGATGTGGCCCTTTTGGAACGAAATGGTTGCATCGTCGCAGCCCGCCTCGAAAAACCGATCAGCAAAGTCCTCAGCCTCAGGATCGAGGCCGGAAGCAATGATGCTGAACTCAAACGTTTTCAT